TCAGCGAAGGGGTCTATAAAATATCTGGAGTGTTGGGGTTTAACTCAGATGATGCATGGGGTGGAATGGATGGTGGGATTGAGATTCCGACAGACAAAAACAAGCAGCCGCTTGTGTGGGTTGATTATTTCTTAGAAGAAGATGGTGACTTAATTATTAAAACTTATCACCGCACACATCCTACTTCCCCAGTATTTGCACAGAACAATATCAATGGCTATGAAGATGGCCAGTCAATTGATATTCCAGCGGGGAGATTCGTCGATCTGCGCGTGCAGATGCCAGAAAGGGAAGAAACAGAGTTACCACTAGCTGAGGGATAAGCAGAAGCTGGGTTTAATTGCTCGGCATCCAACATAAATTGCCGGTTCTGTTGATGGATTGCGTGATGGGTGGTCATGGCTACCTATTGAATGTTAAGATCGCTTGGGGCATGTGAGGGGCAAAAAATTACCGCAAAGCAACTCAAAGCAACTTTAGCATTGAATCAGCTTGCGGTAATGCATTGCAAAAACCTTAGATACCACTTAAATCACCGTAACACATTGATTTATGGTGGCACATCCTGAATAAACCTCAGTGGGCTAGATAGTGGTTGATATTTAAGGATTTTATGTTAGATAGTCATTGTCTGGGGCATGAGTGGGGCATTTCCACTAAAACCAGCGTTCAAAATGGCTATCTGATCAAGGTTGTTCTCGGTCATCCATTTCCCATAGACGTTATAAATCATTTGCGCTGAAGCGTGGCCCATTTGATTTGCAACAAAGTTCGGATTCGCTCCAGCGCTTAAAGCCCAACATGCGAATGTATGTCTGGATTCATATGCTTTCCTATGTTTAATTCCTGCCTTCTTCAGCATTGCGTTCCATGCTGTACCTATTGATCCAGGAGAGTACCAGTGTCCACCCTTGCCATTTCTAGCTGAGATTTTTGGACAGAAAACAAAAGTACATTGATCCTCTCTTTTCTTGGCGTATTCACGCAGATGAACTGTGATGAGATGACGCTCTCCAAGTCTAGTCATCGCCATCTGATTTTTTAATGCTTCAATGGCTGGGTAGGTTAGTTTGATCTCCCTGTTTCCCGATTCCGTTTTCGGTGGGGTAAAGTGGTTAATGACTGCCATATTCCGTTTAACACTGATAGTCCAATTATTAGTATCAATATCCTCCCAACTTAATGCGCATATTTCCCCATGCCGCATTCCTGTATTTACGGCTAATATCCAAATGTTTTTCATTTGCTCAGAAGGTGCAGCCATAATAAGTCGATGATATTCATCTTTGCTTAAAGGGTCCGGTTCTGGCCTAGACTTTTTCAGCGGTGATATTCCGATCATTGGGTCCTTATCGAGGTACCCGTTTTGGAAAGCGAATCCAATCATTGCCCCTAAACAAGAAACATATACGTTGACGGTGGGAACTGAACGTCCTTTTTTCATTGAGCGCCCCAACTGATGATGGCCAAGCAATTGATACCCAGTCAACAACTCCTTCCTCATGGACAACACGTCCTCTTGAGTTATCGAGGATAGAAGCCGGTCTTGCCCTAAAATGCTTGTAGTAACAAAAATATAAGATTTATATCGACTTAAGGCGTTAACCGTTAAATCCATTTCTTTAAGTGATAACCAATTAGTTGATAGCTCAGAAAGCTTCATGTCCTTCCTGGCCTTTCCGAATTTAGCTAGGTTTTGCGAGTTCGGGAACTGCTCGGTGTAATCAAACGTCCCAGTCTTAATTGTGAAGCAAATTGACGCCCTTAATTCTCCTGCGACTTTTCTGTTTTTGGGCGTATCGAAGACCCCGAGAGCCTCACGGACTCTCACCCCTTTATAAATAAACCACAGGCGTAATTTGCCCCCGTGGTTTTCAACTCCAGTTGGATATTTAATCATCCGCATTACCCTCTGTAATAGATGCGCTGGTATTTAAGCAGATTTCTTTCGTGATATCGCTGCTGGTTGCCGCTCTATCCATTTGTCTATCTCATCTCGGTTATAAAAACACATGCTGTTATCATACGGCTGGCCATCAGGAGCGACGTGCTTATACTCTCGCCCCTCCATCCATGAAGTTTCACGGGCCGTTTTGATAGTGTTTTTCTTTAGTCCTGAAATGGACATTAACACCGACTCTGAAACCCAACGCGAAGGTACTAATTGAATAACATTATCCATTTTGGCCTCTTATCTCTTTATCAATCTGACGGACGTAATAACTCAACCAGCGCTTAGCCGGAAAAGTGTCAGGGGGTAGGGAGGTGATTTTTTTTGCGTGGCGGTCGAGGATTTCTGTGATGAGTTTGTCGTGTTCTTGTATTGGCTTGCCGTCCGTGGCTTCAATTATTTCTGTCCTACAACCTCGAGCTACTGACCTAATAGCATTCTCTATTGTTGTTTCCATTTCGGCGAAGCCTCTTTAGTAGGTGCAAGCCTCCGCTCTGCCAGAATATCGACACACTCATCAAAGTCAGATGTGTATGCATCGAGCAATTTCTCTTTGTCTTGATATTTCTGCATGCCATCCCACCATAGTTTCTGACCGGTCCCGCGCTGAACGCATAGCCGCTTAGCCCAGTGAGGAGCGCCGATGAAATCACTAACGGAGCCAGATAAAATTGTCCACTGCATCATCATTCACTCCTTAGGTTTCCGGTATCCGGCGTTATAAATAGCCTCAGCAACATCAACAGGCTGGTAGCTATCAGGTAACGCAGATTGAATGCTAACGATGTCAGTAATTGCGATGTTCTTGCGCACCAATTCCTCCTCGTCCAATATCTCATTGCACAAGCCCACGCACTCATTACAGATATTTACCGCGGGTCCGGTGATGATGCGAACTTCGCTCTCAGTCTTATTGCAGAATGAGCACGTAGCTTCTGGCGGCAATTCTTCGACTTTGTACTTAACGAAATCAAGGTTCATAGCCATCATCCGAAAATCCCCCTCACTGCTTCATTCTCAATGATGTAAACACTAGCCACCACCGACCAAGCGATGATGATGATAAAGAACCAGGCACCGTCTGATATTTTTCTCTTCATGCTGCCTCCGAACTGCCGGGTATTAGTTTGATTGATTGCTCGCACTCATTGCCCCAAGTATCCCACCCCTCCAAATCTTTCCGTGAAAACAATTCAATTCGCTTTACATCGCCATACAGCAATTCCAGCCGGTGGCGCACCTCCCACGGCTTTTCGCTATGCTCGCCCAATGGTGAGTACACAACTTGTTTGATACTGGCGTTAAGCCGCTCAAGGCCATTGCCACGCACTGCGATCAACACATCTTCCGTATTGGCCCGCGTGTAGTTGCCGCCGTTCATCCGTGATTGAGTGTTGAGTAGGGCGAGGAAGTCGTAAAAGTCGTTAACCTCACCGGCTGCCAGCGCCTTATTTATGTGGTCCTCTGCAAGTTGGTTCAGCTTCACCCAGGTAAATCCCTTCATCGTGCGCACCTGAAAGCCCCATGCTTCAGCGAGCTGCTTGGCTTCATCGTTGAAGTTGCCGGTGTACCACATGGCGAGAACTGCATCGGGTGCTGCGAGTGACCAAACAGGGAGGCGCTTTAAGTCGGTGAGTGACATCGTTTTGTAGTGATTAACTGCTGCGCCGTTACTGGCCTTGTTGCCGTACTGCCAGGGTGGGTCACAATAAATAAGCTGGTAGTCATGCATCGACAGCCTCCATATATGACTCTATGAACGTTTTTGCCGCTTCAGCATTGATAGCGTTTCCGTAGGCGCGCAGTCGTCCCACACGGTTGGCAATCCCATCAGCCAGCGGGAATGTGCCGGATTCAACTGGCCGCCATTTTCCATCCCGGCACAGGAGCCAGTCAGCATTTCGCCAGAAGCCGTTAACCGGGCCGGTTGTTTGGTTGTCAGTTGATAGGTCACCGTGCTGGGTAAGTCGTCCAATTTCCCTTTCCGCGCTAGCTCCTTCTTGCATCCCTCCAAGGTTCGGGATCCCTTGTCGCCGTCTGATGCCCTCGACGTTGGCCAGTAAGCCAGAAAAATCATATCCTCCAGCCTGCCCCGGTTGTTCTCCGCTCGATCGATGCTCCCCGTTGTGTGTCCAGAATGGCAACTTCTCGGCGTCGCCCAATGTGCCAATCTCGCCGCGCCGCCTAGTGTCGTCCCTCGCTGTGGGTGGTTCGCTGCTGCCGCTTCTCCGCGCACCTGATTGTTGTCGATTGTGGTTACTGTCGGCCAACCAGAAATTTCTATCCCTGATGTGCGGGGAACCGACGCCCGCAGACGGGAACGGCGTACTTGCAAAGGCGTAATCCATTCCTTCCATGTCAGTTTGAACAAGGTCGATCCAAGCATCGATAGCTTTACTCGCAACCTGCTCTCCAAAGACGATTGAAGGACGATGCTGCTCGATGAGCCAGGCAAAAGATGGCCATAGGTGCCGCTCGTCATTAAACCCATCTCCTTTGCCTGCCGCGCTGAAAGGTTGGCATGGGCAACTCCCTGTCCAAACTGGTTTATCGTCGGGCCATCCTGCTTGTCGCAGTGCATATGACCAAACTCCAACGCCGGCGAAGAAGTGACACTGTGTGAATTCTCGTAAATCATCGGGTCTGACATCTTCAATGCTCCGCTCGTCAACATAGCCCGGTGCGATGTGACCGGCCTTAATAAGATTTCTCAGCCATTGGGCTGCGTAAGGGTCAATCTCGTTGTAATAAGCTGTCACGCCGCCTCCATTATCTTTCTCACTTTCGCTTTCACTGACTTCACCGTTTTAACTGGCGTTGGCGGGACAACTTTCCGTGGTACCGGTCTCTTTGATTTATCGCCGGTTCGTAGTCGCTGCTTTATTTTCATGTCCCACAGGTAACAGTCTTTGTGGTCACGCCCGTCATCCGGCGCGCGGCCAACAGTCAGAATTAGTTCGCTGATATCGTCCATTACGCGGCCTCCGCTAACTTGGTTGGAATGCGCCAGCACTTAATCGAATAATTACCGTTAGGCTTTTCAGTGCATTCAGCGCCAAAGAATGAATTACTTATTGCGCCGCTCGGATTGGGGAACTCACCATTCCCACGGCCTTTGATAAATGCATTTAATGCACGCGTGGCAAATTCAACGCAGCCGATATCCGGCGCCGTGATGGTTATACGCATAGGGACACTCCAGATTTAGTGAAATCCGTTTCTGTCGTTCCGTGGTGGGGTTAAAACGAGTTAGCGATACACTTCGCTGCACATGAGCACAACGTCAGGCCTGCGCTCTTTAATCAGCGTTGAGATGGTTAAGCATTCGGACTGGGTGGGGAAGATATCTTCGGTAACTGGTAGGGCGTTGCAACTATCGTTAAAGCAGGAGATGACGAGAAGAACAAAGCCGATTAGCATTAGTCCTCCACTGGTTTGGCTGCTGTGAATAGAGGCATTACCGCAAATCCTTTACGTTCCCAGTCTTTTGCCATTTCTTTGTGAAGCGTAACCATTCTATTGCAACTGCTTGTGGATACGGACTGCCAAGCTACCGGCTCCAACGCTTTCAACTCTGCAAGTTGCTCACGCAGTGATAGCACCTCAGTAGCAAGACTTCTCGCGTAGTTCTGCCAACTTGATAAAAACTCAGAATCACAACATGAAGCACAAATACGCCCACCATCAGCGTGCGGAACGGTCATTTTCGAATGGCTACAAAAATCACAACAGTCCACGACTGCAACATTCCAATCGCGACGAATTCGTACCGGTTGTTTACTCAGCATCTGCATTCCCCTCTGTACGATAGAACCCCAGCTTATTTAGTGCTTTTTCAGCGTTAAATTCGACGGCTTCTTTATCTGTTACACCCAACAGCAATACGACAAACTTTTTTCCTTTTGGTGGTTTAAATCTTGCGGCTATTTCTTGCCCATGAAGGGTAAAAGTATTAGCAAAACTAGCATCACCATCATGTAATTCAACCATCATCTATTACTCCCTTCACACGTCCAATCAGCGCACCCAACAAAATCATGTGGGTTGTATTGCCAGCTTATTTTTCCGCAGTGAGGGCAGTTCCAGCGCGTCTTTCCTGACGCTTCACGTCGATTCTGACGCTTTAACCAATCAGGAACTCTCAACCCCGCGGCCTGAATCATTGTCCGACGATTAAGCAGGTCAATATTGAAAGTCCGGCGTTTAACGGCATCAGCAGTCACAAATGGTAGCCACACCAGGCTGCTTTCAGTGACGTCCGGCTCAGGGAATACTTTAGCTTTGTTGAAATCATCTGTTGGCATCAGGTCAGACAGCCAATACACGTCATTCCCATTCCACTTGTCTTTGATGAATGCGACATAACCTGCGCAATCTGTCTCGATAGTGTTCTTGCTGGGAATGAGTTGATGATCAACATGCCAAACAGCAGCTGCATCAATTGCATCGGCTGACACTGGCAGGTCAATGTCACGCCCAAAATTCCAGTTCTTTTGAGCTTCTTCGAGGGTGTAAATATGGGCTTTGCTGATATCAGTGGCATAACCACAACCCTGATAGCAGTGAAACGCCATGTTGCTGCCTACAGTGTCGCGCAGGCAGGCCATGTAAAATCTATTTTGCATTCTGCTCACCCCTCAGGCTTTCACGAAATTTCTTATGCCATTTTCTAGCGCGATTTTGTCTAGCCGATAGATTCCTTTCCATCCATACGTGAGGGTAATTAGCGCTAAAAACCAACCATCCAAGATTACTTACTCGAAGCCTTCCGTTAGTGAACATGCCAAGCACCCGCTTAGCTTCACGATTTGATTTCATGCTCACCCCTCAAGCTGCGCGTTTATTCCAGGCTCGTGATGCCATGGCAAGCTTATCTTTGCCGACCATTTGCGCGGTTTGTGCATCACAACTGAAGCATCGGACTATCGCCGAACGGTCTGGGCAATCCTCTTCGTACTGAGAAAATGCCTCAACTTCCTTTGAGCCACAGAATGGGCATGGCTTTAATTCTTTATCAGTATTTTCAGACATAACTGTTTCCTCAGCAGATTGACTGCCGGTAATGGGGTGGGGGATTAGGCTGCTTTTGGGATGGATAATGAAGCGCGCTTGCACATCACTGATTTCAGCGTCCTGCCAGTTAGGTGGGCTACTTTCTCGTCGGCATCCTTGCCGAGTAGCCGCAGTTCCGTTTCTGTCCAGCGTCGAGCGGGGCGGTTGGCTATAAGAGCCATTCCCATTGCAGCAGCTTTTGCGTAAATCGATTGAAGAGAGCGTTCGAGCTTTTCAGCAATAAGGTCACCGGGCATGTAGCTGGCGACCTCCCGGATAAACTGCTCTTCGTATCCCTCCCAAGGTTCATAGGGTTTCGTCATTGAAGCCCCCATTGGTCACCAAATTTGAAGCCTAAAGCATCAAGCGCCTCATCCATGGTCTTAATGAATTGGGGTATCTTCAACTCAAAGGCATCCTGGAACTCGTTGTCTTTGTCGATGATGATTGAGTGCATGTTCTCGCGGCGCATGCGTGGGTCATAATTGCTAAACCACCATTGGTCACATCCTGCGACCCACATGGAGTATTGAACCTGAGCCATGTACTCCTTTTTAACCGCATCAATACCGCCAAGGCGAAACTTAACGTACTGAGATGATGTGTAAGGTGACTTCAGCTCAAGTCCTCGCCCATCGCTGCACATGCCATCAGGTGAGCATGCGCAGCGCATTGTTTCATCTTTATAAAAGATGGGGGGAAGCTCAGTAGTGACGTCATTTTCGAATTCGAAAAGTAGTCTTGCCGCCTCTTCGTGTTTCTTACCCCAGAGCAATGGCCGAGCTGGTATTTCGTCAGGTATAGCACCGGTGCAAACCTCGGCGATCAACTCGTTCATGTAGGTTTCTGCCATCCCTGACAGCAAGCCAGCAGCCTTATCCTTGGCTGATTTTGGTTCTGTCAGAATGTCGCCAACTCTTGAAGCTGTAATGCATGCTAACCGGCACATTTTCCACTCGTCGCTTCCTTGCTCGATAGCGGAAATATCAAAGCCAAGCCGCTGTGATGCTATTGCGTCGCTAAGCATTTGCGGCCTCCTTGTTATTGGCTAACTTGCGCTCCATGCTTGAAATTAGCTTTCCTGCTTCTACGCTGGTTAGTTCTAACTGATTTTCTATATCTCTGCCGGTCAGGGTTTTACAGGCTTTCTTTAAGTCCTCGAACGTTGAGTCAACGCCAATGAGGATTTCATTAATTCGGTTGTTTTGTTCTTCCGTGATTTTGCTTTCCAGTGCTGGCGATTCATTATTTTGGGTAACAACCTTTTCCTCTGGTTCATAATCCCGAACCTCTTCAGCCAACTGAATTCCCTTCAGTCTGTCCGCGTATGCGTCACGCGCTGAGAAGCCTAATGCCCGCCATTGCTGCATTCGTTTTGGGTATGATTTCCATGGCCCAGTTTTATTCCATAGCCCAGCAGTTTGAGCGTCTACAACGCTGAATGACCCGGTGAAAACAGCAATAGCGCCTGTTTGGAGTTTTCTGCTTATTTTGCAGTGGGCCGTTTGTGTTGCCTCATCGTAATACTCTTCAAATCCTGCCAAGTCGCTCGCTGATAGGATTAATGCCCTCAGCGCGTCACCCCATACGCTTGGCCTGCCATTAATTACTGCAATCCCTTGCACTGACTGCATGGGCTGAAATCCAAGCTCCGCCCCCATTTGCATTGCGATCAGAACATCGTTTGGCTTTCCTCTGTAATTTGATGGGGCAAATTGGCTGCTAGCTATCGCCTCTGCGAAGCGCTGTGCCTGTTCAAAGTTCTGTGGGGAAAGCATCATTTCATTTGCCATCACGCCGCCTCCTCATGCCCGTCAATCATCATTGCTCGCTCGTACTTCGCTGCAATAAGCATTGAGTCCCATAAAAATTGAGATGCCATTTCTTGGAAGTCAGAGTTATTAAGCATTAGGTGAAGCGCCTTTTGGTTTAAGTCACAGAATCCGACCTGCTTAAATAGTGCCTCAATGTGCTTAATCTTGATTTCGGTATTCAGCTCGGCGGTTCGCGCTTCCAGCGCTTTCACATCGCGATAATCAAATCCATTTGTTATTTTATCGAGAGCCATAATTTGAGATACGTTCATTTCAACCCCCGATAAAATAAGCAATTTGCAACTTGCCACAGGTCGTTATTACCAACGCGGCGAGCATCAACCGCGAGCAATTGAAGTGCTTTTACGATATCCATTAAGGCTCACCTCGCTGGTTCAATATCTCAACAAGCCGCTTAGCTGCGTTCTTAGCATTGCGGAATATACGGTCGAGCAAAGTCTCAGAGCAGCCCACGCAAGGCCACCCTGCTATACAAAAGGTATGCATGGGATACTCCGGTTTAATTAGTAGTGTTTAGCCCACAGCAAAACACCGACAGTTGTCAGTTATTTACTCTGGGGATTGGTGGGGGTGGGGAGTTACTAGGTTACTGTTGCGATGTAGCCGCTTTACCTTCGAATTTAGTGCCGCAGAACGGGCAGTAATTCATGGATACGCTGCTATCACCATTGGTAAGGCGCTGTTCCAGTTCGCCATTTTTTTTCTTTTTGTAGTAGCGGAAAGTGAACGGCAACATAACATTGCAGTAGTCGCCACGATCGAAACGAAGCACGGTGTTAGCGAAACCTGTCTCAGCTACTTTGGCGATTGAATCACCTACTCTTTCCTTAATCCGGTCTCTCATCCGGTCAGCTACTTCATCAAAACATTTACATGCCATATCTCACCCTCTCGCCTTAATCATTGCGTCCACTCCAGTTGCCTTGGCAATGGCTGCTTTTGCTGCATTAAAAACATCAGTGTCGCGATCTGCTATTGCAACAACAGCTTTCAGTGCTTCAAGTAGTTCTGGTGCTGCTCTCATTAGCTTCAAATTATATTTAGCTTGGATAACATCGACTTCAGTTGGCATAACGAGAGCGATCAATCTTCCCTCGCTATTTATTTCCCAATGAGGACCTGATTCCCATGGCCCTGCCGTGTATTTTCCTGTCATACATCACCTCATCTAGTGGTCTTATTGCTGCCACCGGTTAAGTGGCAGGGGTAAGGTCACTGGGGGTTAGCGAGTTGTTAAGGCAGCAATTTCATCTGACGAAAATCCCTTTTCGCGCATCTTCTCGATAATCTGGTCGAGTGCCTCATTCTTTTTTCTAATCACTTTATCTGCATCGCTTTCTGGTACGATTTCCCAAGGAACTAGCCAGCGCGCGCCAATCTTTACCGCTGTTGCTTTGATGGTGTCGGCGTCACTCCCCTGAACTGACTTCTTTTTACCAAGCCGAGTGGCTGTTACTGGGCTGTCACACACATACAAAATCACCGGTCGCCCGCGACCTTCTGTCAAATCGCTATTGGTAACCGTTAGAAAAACATCCTTCGTTTCTTTGATTTCCACCATCATTCATTCCTCATTTACCCGCCAATTTAGGCCGTTATGTTCTGCGCTAACTTCATGTCTTTAACTCGGTATCTTTTCACCACAGTCTCATCAATACCGCAGCATATGCATAAGCAAACAGCTTCCATGTGGTTATGCTGCTTCTCAGTAGCTGGACACTGAACCGGAACATCTACCCATGAGTTTGAGCTGAGATGGCTTACCACTTTGTGGACATAAATCTCATTTGGAGCGCCGTGGCGTTTTTGCTCAATCAGAGCGTAATCACCAAATTTAAACTGGTGCATTCTCTTACCCCTTAACTATGTGGTGGGCTTCTAAATTATCAGTACGATTCTGAGACTCGACATACTCGCGAGGGTCTTCATATTCATCGCTGTACCAGTCAACCCACTTGTCTGTAAGTTCCATGTCAGCCATGTCTTCTTCAGTAAGGCTTTCATCCCACATTTGCAGGCCGTTCATGTTGCAGTAGTCCGGCTTGATGTTGTTCTCGTATTGAAAAAGGTCGTAGTCAGCCAGCGCATTCATCATACGGACGCCTTCTTCAACACTTGCAACTTCAACCTGAAACGACTTCATTGGTACTTGTGGGATATGCCAAACGCGAAATTTCATACCTACCTCGCTGTTAATGATTCTGACTTACGGAAGCCTGCTGCAAACTTAGCCACGTCCGGCAAACATATGTTGTCCGCGCTGGGCGCATACTGAACTCGGTGAGTAATTGTCATCACTTCGGCTCTCATCGCTGGCTTGCGCTTGCAGGTCAACTCAACTTTGCTCGGCGTCGGGCGGTCAATTTTCAATTCGGTAGAAAACTCATTAACTGCTACCGGTTGTAGATGCTTACGCGCCTCACGACGGCGAGCAGATGAAGAGCCAGTAAATGCTGTTCTGCGTGTCATAAATCCTCCTGTGGGCTTCCGGTTGCGCTGCAATCAACGCATTCGGAAATCCGCTTCGGTTTATTGAAGGCCTTGCGGCCACGTAGGTGATCCATCACCGTTGTGCAAAGAGCGTGTTATCCGTTTCGTACTGATTTGGCGTCGTGCCGTGTTGATGGAATGATAATGTACCATTAGTTCACTTTAATCAAGTACCAACAGTTCATATTATTCAGGTGAGAATGAACTTTTAGTTTATCTCATTGAACTTAAAGTGAATTTATTTTAAAAATAATTCAGACGTGACCCTTCGCACCGGCTATCAGGCGTGAAAAGTGTGAGGTGTGTAGTGTTTAAAGCGGGTAGGGTGGTGAGATTGTCAGATTACAGGCACAAAAAAGCCCACGCGAGGCAGTGGGCAAAGATGGTAATTCGATTATGTATTTGTAATCCCTAGTGTTGGTAATTTAATTATTATCGTATTTTGCAACATAGCAAGATTACAGGCACAAAAAACCCGGCAGCGGGGCCGGGTTTTGCGGGGCGTCACAAAGAGGCTTTAGCAAACTCAATTATTGATTTTTCATCATCATGCCTGAAATGCATAATATTATTTTTATCAAAAGTTTTTCTAATTTCGCTCATTGCTTTTGCTTCAGAATTTGATGGGCTTTTATGTCCATCAATGGTGAAAAGCACACTTGATAAATTTAGCAAGTTCTCTGCGGCAGCCCTGCTAACGCGAGCTACCCATGAATCGCAATGCTCCATCATTTTCCCCGGCTCTTTTTGTACAAACGCCAGTGGCTTAATGGCACAAAGGACTTCATCTTCATTCTTTGCAACGAATGGCATACTGAATCTAGTTAAATCCCCACCAAAAGTTTCTTTTTTAAATGAGTGTCTTAGTTCAGCATGAGCATTTAATCTACGTTTTAGTTCTTTCGCAAGAATCTCTTCTCTTCGTTCTTTGCTGTAATCAGAATGATTTACGAACTGATTGTAAATCCTAACAATCTCACTTTCTGGATTATCAGCTAGAACAACCCTAGTTGAACTAAAGTGAAAAATAGATTCCCGCCTTGCAGTTAAGTAGTTGAAAAAATTAGCTAATTCCTCAGAAGTGCGGAAGCGATGGCTTTGTTCTTGTGCATATTTTAATTCCCTTGCGACGGCATCTTTAGCTAAAGGGAAAATTGTATCATCCCTAAAAAATGCGGTGACTCTAGCATCATTGCTTTGAGTAAGCATGAAATGAAAGGTTCGCTTCTTGGGGGCGCACATGACTACACCTATGTTCGCAAACTCTTCAGTTTCTGCGAATGGTGCGTACCTCACTATGCTATATAGGCATGGTGTGCTCATGTTATCTGGCTCCAAAAAACTTCATTTGATGTACGTGCTAAAATATCTTCTATGTATGAGATAAAAAGATCGTTCTCATCCGGCTCTTCAAGTTTCCACTCTTCGGGAATTTCCGCAATGCATTCAGCCAGAATTTTTCTAGCTAGCTCGATTTCATCCTCACACTCTTGCCGATCTACAATATCAAAAATCCAGCTTCTGTGTTGTGGGCTATAAACATGCATTTTTACATCAGCCTCAGCTTCATCATGATCGAAGGCGAGGTTATGGTCAATTAAGTAATGCCTACTGTTAAAATAGTCAAAGATAATGTTGATGTTTCCCCCGCGAGCAGACAAGGTCCTATCGGAGTTTTTTATCCATCTATCAAAAAGATATATTCTTTTTTGGTGTGGTGTCTCAACACTAGAATGCGCTTGTTGTAACGTAATGGCCCCAGCCCCAGAAATAAACTTTGTTGCAAAAGCGTAGCCAGGGCTTAACTCACCTTTTAGGTCTGGTACGAATTCAACTAATGATTGATCTACTTCTACAATTTTAAAGTCAGGAATTGATAATCCTAGTGCTTTGGCTAAACACCCTGCTATCCATTCAGCCATCAATTCCTTTCTTGGCAAATTAGGCATACCCTTTACAACATAGAGTTCCCCATCCTCACATTTGCATAGGAAAGGGCGCGTAGAACCCTCGGGGATTCGCCTCACGAATTCTTTTACCTTTAGTATCCGATTATCCATGGTGTAAAGGCAGTCCTTGTTGTTATCGAATTTTATTCGTCGGATGGAGTTCACCCCCCCCCCCTCTACTTCCTAGCAGTGGCTACCTAGCAAACATCTCTGAGACTATGTACCCAGCAACAAAAGCAGCAACTATGAGGGCAATAACGACCACGGTGCTGTTTAATTTCATATATTCTCCAGTCGGTTAGCTTACGCAAAACCCAAATGCAGTGTACTAGCTGAGGTAGTAGGTCATATCACCAACTTTTATCCCATTACCCAGCAAGGCTATAGTGATAGCTATTAGTGCAGAAATAACTAAAACAGTAGCCAAAACTAAGATTGCAGGAACTAAATATTCTTTCATTGCGACCCCTTAAGCTGTCTATGGGCTAGCTTGGGTAGAAATGAATCTTATCAATACATACCCCGCCGAACCCTATCGCTCCATCATTAAACACCTCAAAGAGGTAATCGGCTGCTACTGTAAGGCTAGTGATACTTACTACAACTAAAATCGCTGGTATTACATACTCTTTCATTACTCATCCTTGAGGTGTGGGCTAGCAGTGGGTTACCTTCTTTCAACACTCTTCATTAATTGCTGTATAGCAGAATGGAGAGCTTCTCTTGAGCTATCTGATGAGTAAGTGAACTTATTCCACTCATCAAAGGTTCCGCTATTCGCTATTGCTTCTTCGTACGCACTGAAATCAGCGTTTATTTGCGAACGTAACTTTTTGCCAGATACATTCTTTAAGCTATAAATTTCTTTATTTGTCAGCTTATTGCTTGGGAAGTAACCTTCACTTACGCTATTGAATTGCTCAAAAAGTGACATCATTATTGGTTCTGCTACTGAGTTAAATTCCTTCCTGCGCTCACCCTTTATCGCATAGTGATAGCTTGCATAAGCACTTGCAGGAACTGCAACGAATGCTACAATCATTGCAATAGTTGCAATAATGTCGCTATAACTTGCAGAGGCTAACACATCCATTATGTTCACTTTTTCAGACCTATTCGCAACCATCGCACTAGCTGTTACTTTAACCAATGCAGCTTGGCTTCTGATGGTTTATATCATGATGAAAAAACGCGGCTATTTCCTATAGTGCTAGCAGTTGGTTAGAAGCGCTTGTAGTCTATTGATTGTTTAAGCATTACCTTAGCCATGACAAAGAACTGCTCTTCATCAGTTTCTTCAATGCTCCATTCTTTATAGTTTTTATTATCGGATAGAACTAACAGAGTGTTTTTAACCATTTGCAGTCTTTTGACGTGCACGGTCTGACCGAAAACAAAAACATAAATCCCATCGCCATCAAAAAAGTTAACATCCATATCAAGAAAAATCTGGTCACCTGACTCAATCGTCCCTGACATGCTATCACCTTTAACTGTGATGACTTTCACTGTGTCCGCGGGCCGATTTCCGAATAATAACCTAGCTTGATCAGTCGTATACTCAATTGCCCTAATGGTTTCAATAAATTCAGAAGAGACAAGATAGCCATCACCAGCGCTAGCCTTGACATCAAGAACATCAACTCGATAACCATCACGCCTTTTTGAAGCTTTATCATCAAAACCATCATGGTCACTTTCACCGACTAACCATTCGGACGATACCCCAACAAAACTGCACAACTCAGCCATTTTTCCCCTACGTGGAATAGATTCAGCATTAAACCATTTACTAACAGCTTTGGGCGTGACTTTTAACGCCTTGGCTATTTCTGCCTGACGACCGTGTCTATCTAAACCACTTTTATCACAGGCCTGTGCAAGCCGAGTGGCAAAGATTTTACGCACTTTATCTTCTTGAACCATAAGTTCAATCATATCGCCACTTGCATGTACTTTCAGTTCCGTCATATAATGTACTTTAAGTTCACTAAAAGGAGTAAGGATATGCAAACACTAACGCTCGGAGACGTCATCAAGGCCGTCAGGGTTTCAGTGGTTGCTAGCGCATGCGGTTTAAGTCCAAAGGCTGTTTATAAATGGATTGACCGCGGGACTCTTCCTCGAACGGATTTCACAGGGGAAACGAGTTACGCAGAGCAAATCGCTACAGCATCAAATGGAAAATATACAAAGTCTGAGATTCTTGAAATCAGCAAACATCAATCAATGTCCGCTTAATCACTACCGCTCTTTTCACAACAGGCATGAAGCCTCACGTCGCTGCAAAGCGAAATCAAACAAAAAACTAATCACCAGTGGCATTAGCTACAGCTTTGTCACGTAACAACATCTAACAAGGGAAGAGTACGCAATGGAACGTGCAAGTAACAGCAAGAGAATTATGGAAGTTGAATCTGAGCTACGAAGCCGAATGGCTATCAAGGGCCAGAGCAAGTTTGCGCGGGAGGCTGGCTGGGCCGAATCAAAGGTCAGCCGGTTAAACGTACATGACATGGCAGTGACGTTTGTTCTTCTGGAGAAGATATGGGAGACGAGCGTGATAAGGGAAATCGCAAGGCAGGCTGTGATAGCGGTGACCGGAAAGCAAAAAGCCCCTGCGCGAACAGAGGCTTCAGAACAGCAGATAACGATGTCGTTTTAACCGGACAAAACAACAGGAGTAATTATGAACGAGAAGCCAATACTTTTCAATTCCGAAATGGTCAACGCCATTCTCAGTGGTCGCAAAACCATGACGCGCCGGATTATCAGTGAAAAGACTCTTCACCTGTTCGGCGTCGCTGCCGGCGCTGGCGAGTGTCATCCGCTAGAACTGTGTGACGAACGCAGCCAATCCTACTACTTAGAGTTTTGCCCACTCGGCAAGCCCGGCGATCAGTTATGGGTTCGCGAGTGTTTTTCTGACCTCGAAGACTTCGATTTTTTCAATCCTTCAGTACCCGATGTCATCCCTGGTTATTGGTATTGGGCAGACGGCAACCCTGAGTGGGGAAACTGGACGAAGCCTAAACCGTCGATTCATATGCCGCGCAGGGCGTCCCGCATCAACCTGCTAATCACTGGCGTTCGTGTTGAGCGGTTGCAGGATATCAGTGAGCAGGATGCTATGGCTGAAGGAATCACCGCCAAAGAAGTAATTATTGAAACCCGTTACGAGGGTGGTGGTCACGTAGAAATCACTGCAGACAGATTTTTCTTTGTTGGCGGTGACGATGAAGGCTATGAAAGTGCGGGTGAAGCATTTGCAGAACTTTGGGACTCAATCTACGGACAGAAAGAGGGTGAGATCTGGCAGGCTAACCCATGGGTATGGGTAATTAATTTTGAGCGCATGGAGGCCAAATGAATACAGCGGAGATACTTCAATTTCCCTCTGAATCAGGAGGGCAGGAGCGACGTGTGGTGGATACCGAAAACGGTTATACCCGTATCGCTAACGAACTACTTGAGGCGGTCATAGGCTCTGGGTTAACTCAGAATCAACTCCTGATCACCTTGGCAGTCATTCGCAAAACATACGGCTATAACAAATCGGCTGACTGGGTGGGGAATTCCCAGTTGTCAGAACTAACTGGCCTACCTGAAACGCGGTGCAGCACGGAACGCAATAAGCTCGTCAAAATGAACATCCTGACGATGACCGGCAGACAGGTGGGAATCAACAAGGAAATATCATCTTGGAAGACGAAGTTTAACGGCATCTGTAAACCCTTTACTGAAACTGTAAAATTTACAGAATCTGTAAAGAAAACCTTTACGGAATCAGTAAATCCGACTTTACAGAATCTGTTAAACACAAAAGACAATAATACAAAAGACAATAAAGACATTAAAAAGATATTACCCGAGCCAAAGAAATCCCCTTCCGAAAAGACATCGAAATCCACTCAGCGACCAGCAGGTTTTTCACCATCAGAAGGCCATTTAAAAATGGCGGCTGAGATGGGCGTTAACCTGCAAAGCGAATTTGATGCTTTCTGCGATCACCATGAGGCAAAAGGTTCAACATTCAAAAACTGGGACGCAGCACTTCGCACATGGATTCGCAATTCCGCGAAATACAGTGGACGGACTAAGGCTTATCAGAACAAGCCTGTTACCACTACCGCCCGCGCTACCGCCGATAATTTTTCAGCCAAGAACTACGGCGTGACTGACGCGCCGGGCTGGATGGAGGAATGATTATGCTTAGTTACGTAGAAGAGATTGCCAAGCTTGAAACCTCTCTGGAAAACATCAAGAAACCAGCGGCGGTTATCGAGGGAACGGTGTTCGAATATCGCCAAGCAATTTGTGACACTCATGGGGTATTTCAGCAACTTGTTCGCTCCATGAAAGCCTTGGGCAGCTTGCAGACAAAAACATCCTGCCCGTCCTGCCTGATGGAAAAGCTTCAGTCGCTGAAAGAAAAACAGGCTGGCGAGGATGTCCGAGTTAAACAGGCAAACATTAAGCGACTGATGGCAGACCTGCAACTGCCAGACCGGTTCGCCAGCGCCACGCTGGAAAACTATCATCCCCAGAACGATGAGGCGGCTCGCTGTCTGCATGTTTGCAAAGCCTACGCGTCCAAGTGGAGAGAGCGCTTGAAGCAGGGCGGCGGCATGGTTATGACAGGGAAACCGGGTACCGGTAAGAATCACCTTGCTCTGGCAATTGCAAAGCACGTCATCACCGAACACCAAAGCTCAGCATTGTTCACTACGGCTTTACGTGTGGCCCGAAAGTTCAAGTCATCATGGGGTAAGAACGCTGAGGTCACTGAGCAGGAAGTTATCGAGGCTTATACCAGCCCTGACCTGTTGATCATCGATGAAGTTGGCGTTCAGTTTGGGTCTGAGTCTGAAAAGTTAATTCTGTTTGAAATCATCAATACCCGCTACGAAAAAATGCGCCCAACCATCCTGATAAGCAACCTTCCGAAAGACGAACTAAGCGCCTTTATCGGTGAGCGAGTGATTGATCGGATGAATGATGGTGGCGGCTGTACGCTGGCGTTTACGTGGGATAGCTACCGGTCGAGGGCTGCATGATGGACATAACTAAATCGCGGGAAGAGTCACGAAAACAATTTGAATACGAAGCTGGGAAAGCTCTCTGTCTTCCAACCTCAATCATTGAGTTGGCTCGCAAGGGCGATGGCTACGACCATGCATTCGACAGCATGAACATCATGCACCCGTTAAATGGTTGGTGGCACTGGTGGAAAGCTGGACGTGAAAGCATTTCTGTTGAGTTGCCAATGCGCCTATCTCCTTGTCGGTCTGGCTATGGTTACACCCTCATACCAAATGACATAGGGGAAGTGCTGGAATATGACAACGTGGTCGAGAAACTCCACGCCCAGGGTATTCGAATCAAGGGAGAGAGTGAATGAGTGAATCAATCGAACAATTAATCACCAATCTTAAAGCCGTAGCTCACGAAGAAATCATGTTCCGCGAGTCCAGTGACACATCAGACAAATGGCAAGACGAGGTAACGCCTGAGAATGTGCTTTTGCTGATAGCGGAAATCGAAAAGGGGAGAGAGTGAATGAAAACAGACTCGTATTTTGATAACGCCGTAATGAATGCCTCCGAGGAACTAAAAAGAAAGGGTCTGATCGATTTTCAAATTTCATCAACTGGAACTGAAATATTCACCACTGTACAGGATGAAACTTTTTCGGCTGGTGATGGTGACATAGCCGCAGCCGCTGAGTTTGGGCGTTCTGTTTTGGCGTTAATCGAGAAGTCATACGGCAAACCACTTTGCATGCGAATGACACAACAAGATATCAGCATGAGGAAAATGTCTGGTGTGATGTCAATTCGCATTGAGGAGCTAACATAATGAAAGAATTAGACAGTTTCACAGTAGAACGGCTTGAAAAGTGGATTGCGGCAGGGGAAGCAGCGAAAGACCATCATGACGGAGTGCGAGTTGCCGGTGAATATCTTGCAGCCCTAGCCCGAATCGCGTTAGCTGCAAAGTCTGGTGATTTGTTTATTGGGATGGATGTTGGCGTTGATGTCAGCACTTGTGAAGCTGATGCATTGAACCGATATTACGGAACCGTCACTGAAGTCAGTGAGCTAGAAACAAAAAAGAACTGCGTAATTCTTCTGGTGCAAGATGCTGAACCAAATTTCACCACCACCCCACAGTTGAACTCTCCGGTAATTCCGAAAGGTTGGAAACTAGTGCCGGCTGAAATTACCAGTGCTATGCGAGATGCATGGGATAGCGCGCCTAACTGCCACGAGGATGACGACGTGAATATGTGCAATGCTTATCGCGCCATGCTAGCCGCCGCGCCGGAACCACAAAACCAACAACAAAATATTCCTGAAATTATTCCGCAAGGGTGGATTAATTGCAGTGACCAGATGCCGGAAGTTGGTGATGTTGTTATCACCGCTTATCAAGGCTGTACAAATATTGGGCAAATGGAGCGCTCTGGGAAAACTTACAGATATTTCACCTCCATTGCTTCTGGGCGTGAATTACCAGCGACTCACTGGATGCCACTACCCGCCGCGCCGGAGAAGCCACTATGACTAATGACATCCCCATTTGGTTAATAGCTGGATTATCTTTTCTTGGATACCTCTACATCCTATTTAAAACAGGCGAATGGCTGGCTAGCATCACCTGGAAACAATGGGATAAAAGCCGAAAAGAAGAGCGAAAGCAGAAAGCCATTAATGAGCTGTATGAAGCTTTCAATCTTGGTGAATTAACTGATAGTGACACGCTAAAAGTAGTAACCAAAAACGGCTTAACCATCATGATGTTTCGGAAGTGACTATGGATAAACAAATAACCCTATCCAAGAAGCAATACCGCCAACTCTGCGACGCATACATCAACACAGTAAACATGATGCCCCAACTCCTGATGATTACACCTCTTCAAGATGGCAGGTCACCAGATGCTTTGTATGCGCTACAAACGACAATACAAACCGTTCAGCAGCAACTGAAAGGAGTAGTTGATGGTTAATCAAAAATATTTACTCCTAAACGAAAGCATCAGAAATAACGCAATAGCAGCCATCAGAAACACACCGCTCGATTTCAAATCCCCCAAAGAAGTCATCATCCAGGAACCCAAGCGAAGCCTCCTACAGAATAACAAAATGTGGCCGCTGCTTACTGACATTGCCGAGCAAGTTTTCTGGCATGGCGTGAAGTACAGCAAAGAGGACTGGAAGGACTTAATCACTGACCTTGTAGCAGAAACCAAGAAGCAGGAACGCAGACAGGCACCGGGCATTACAGGTGGCTATGTTCGCTTTGGTCATCGCACAAGCCAGATGAGAAAGAGTGAGATGGTAGAGATTATCGAGGCCGCTTACTGGTTCGGCACTGAGCATAACGTAAAGTTTAGCGACGACGCCAAGCGAGAAGTGGAGTGGGCCAACCGATGGGGTAATACGCCATGCGACAAAGGCAAAGCAGCATAGTTGCAGTAATGGAAAACTCAATCTTCAAAGTATCCCACCGAACCAAACCTAAACCCCCAATCCCCGCCAGCCAGATAAAGACATTTGATTATGTCCATGGGCTGTTGCAAGCAAAATTCGACAGAGTAAGGAGAACGCGATGACAAAGCATGTTGTTTTATATAGCGGTGGTCATTCATCCGCCATCGTTTCTATTGAAGTTGCCAGAAAATTTGGTGCTGAAAATGTAATTTTATTAAATCACAACATCAATCCAAGCATTGAAGATGCAGACATTAAGAGATTCAAGCATGAAGTTGCAAGATACCTTGGCATTGAAATCACGTATGCAAACCACTCTAACTGGGAAACAGAAACACCGATTAGTGTTTGCTTGGATGCCAAGGCGTGGAAAGTTGGCGCAGGATCAGTTCTTTGCACTAACAGGCTCAAAACGGCACCGTTCGATTCCTGGCTAAAAGATAACGACCAAGACGGTAAGAATATTTATTACTACGGGTTTGATGCAAATGAAATACATCGAATTCAAAGAAGAAGCGGAATTATGGGGGGGCAGGGATTTAGAACAGACTATCCATTAGCTTTATGGAAAGAGAGAACCATCAGTAAAACCTCAGAAATAGGAATTGCTGAGCCGATGGGATATCAGATGTTCAAGCATGCTAATTGCATAGGTTGCTTAAAAGCCGGCTGGCAACACTGGTATTGCGTTTATTGCCTGCGCCCTGATATTTGGCAGCAAGCAAAAGATGCTGAATTAGAAATAAATTACGCAATTCATAGTAGTGATAACGGGCCAGTTTACTTGGAAGAGAAGGAAGAACTATTTGCAGAAATGAAGAGACTCGGTGTTATCCCCACAGAACATATGTCATCCGGAAAGTTTTGGGCAACGGCAAAATTAGCAGTACTCGAGCGGGCTCTACAAATTGACATGTTTGCTGATTCTGATGCAAAGCCATGTGAATGCGCAGCTTAAAGGGGAATAGCCATGCCTGAACTCCCCCAATCAATATGCGCATTCTGTCTGGCCCCGCTAAAGCCAGATGAAGTTTATTCCTGCGACCAATGCGAACGTGAAAACGCGAGCATAGAAATACTGGAGGAAGATGATGAGTAGCTTTCGAGATTTAGTTAAGAAATTGCAGGATGAATCCCGCACTACGGTTGATCTGATTGCCTTCAAAAAAGACAGAGACAAGCAAACGTCAGAAAGTCGGTATTTCGTTAAACACTCAGCGAAAACCATTTTAGAGCAAGAAATGGTTATTCACGGCAACACCTTCGGCTACAAGGCTGAAGCGATAATTACCGAATTCCCTTACTTGGAAACTGAGAAGGCCGCTGCGCTAAAGCTGGCTGATTGGCTAAAGAGAATGGCGCTGGCAATTGAGGCCCACTACAGCGAACCGGAGGAAGCCGATGATAAACAAGCTACCGAGCCATCGTAACTGCAAAGTATGCAAAACGAGATTTAAGCCGGAAAAGATTTATCAGTGGTGGTGCAACGAGGAACACAGAATTGAGTATGCAGTCCTCGTCATGAAAGATAAGCGACAGCGTGACCAGGCTAGCGAATTAAAGCGAAGGCAGGAGGAAGAAAAGGAGAAAAGGAAAGAGTTAAAAGTCAGGAAGATTAACGCACAGCCCAAAAAATACTGGACTAAGCAAGCACAGCAAGCCGTCAACGCCTTTGTAAGAGCACGAGATTCAAACCTACCCTGCGTATCATGTGGCACTACTTCAGCAGCACAGTGGGACGCTGGGCACTACAGAACAACCGCAGCAGCACCTCAATTCAGATTCGACCCCCGACAAATACACAAACAATGTTCAGTATGCAACCAGCACAAGAGCGGGAATATCGTTCCGTACCGCGTCGAGCTGATTAAGCGCATTGGCATTAAGACCGTTGAGGCTATCGAGAATAACCACGAGCGCCGCAGTTACACCGTTGAAGAGTTAAAAGGCATTCGTGATTACTACCGGCTGGAGTTGAAGCGGCTAAAAGAAACTCAGGAGGCAGCGTGAATGTAACTCAGTTAAAACTAACTAAGGATCAGCATGATTGGGTCAATGGCTGGCTTGAACTGTGGGGCGCATGGGTTTACTCAGGGAGATTAGATAAGCGCATGAGCAGCGTTATAGCGCAGTACATGGCGACAGTAGAACCGCAGGGCAGCCCATCAAGGCCGATGTGCAATGACGATGACGGAATGTTGATTTCTCAGGTCGTAGATTCCGTTATGCGCATTGACACAAAGGCCCTTGGCATTCTGATAAGTTATTACTCTCATGGGGCATCCAAGCGAGCAATTGCATCGTACTACTTCGAGACTGCAAAACCCCGCAAGATGTCAACGAGAGGTGGGGATCGGGTGAAGAAACCGTCATTCGGGACGTGCCGGAATGAAGTTGACCAAATCCTTGAAGCTGCTGTGTGGTTATTGTATCAACCGATGCAAAAAGCATTCATCTCCCGCAAACGTGTAGCTAAAATAAAGAAAGTTGCATAAACGTGTTGACATCTTGTAGCCAATTAGCCACTATTAGAGGGTAAGGTGCCGTATCTGTCTTAAGTCGGTGCCGCAAGCACAAAAAAAGGCTCAGTTAATCGCTGGGCCTTTTGTTTTTCTACATTCGCATGGGTACTGAAAGAGCCTGAATCTTTCCATCCTCCGAGGCTTGGACGAGGCAGTATCCAGCCGAATGCGTTAACCTATTTCTCTTATGCGTTAAGTAACTCCACGCATAACCAACTTTTAAGGCTCACTTCGGTGGGCCTTTTTTATTTAGCTCCCGCCTACACCAATCAACCGCAAACACCCTCTAGCGAAAAGTGGAAACGGCGGCGAGCTATCCCCAAAACAGCAAATACACGCCCAGGCCAACTGGCAGGGGGAGACAAATGAGAATGGACAAATATTCAAGCGGCTCATCCTACTGGTTCGGCGGTATAACCACGATGCTTGGTGCAATGTCATTAAACGAGTGGGCGCTTCTGATTGGTATTGCCTGCACCATTGGAACATTCGGGGTGAACTGGTACTACAAGCGAAAAGAATATCAACTACGGGAGCGGTCAAATGTCTCCAGCACTCCGCAATAAGATAATTGGCGTATCGGCTGCTGGGGCGCTGGCAATGGCAGCGGTGCTGATTCCTTCGCTTGAGGGGGTAGAGCACAAGCCCTATCAAGACGTGATTGGTGTGTGGACGGTTTGTTATGGGCATACGGGCAAAGACATTATGCTCGGGAAAAGTTACACGGAAGCTGAATGTCGAGCGCTACTTGATAAAGACCTGCGCACAACCGCCGCTCAGATTGACCCTTATATCAAAAAGCCAATCCCTGATACGACCCGTGCTGCGCTGTACTCGTTTGCTTACAACGTAGGTGCTGGCAATTTCAAAACCTCGACACTCTTGCACCGCATCAATCAGGGCGACACCGCTGGCGCGTGTGACCAACTTCGCCGCTGGACATACGCAGGTGGCAAGCCGTGGAAGGGATTACAGAACCGACGCGAAATAGAGAGGGAATTATGTTTAGCGGGATAAAGAGCATATTCACCTACTTACCGGCGCTGTTGCTCATCATTCTGGCTGGCTTATCACTTCACTATTACAACCAGGCTGATGAATGGCACGACAAAGCAGATGCGGCTGCCAAAGAACGCGACGAGGCCTGGTTCATTCTCAGTAACCAGGTACGCATGGTTAACATCATTAACGATATCGCCAAGGCCAACGAGAATGACAAACAGAAAATTGCTCAAGCGGGTGAGGCTCGCGTTGTTTACATTCGAGAAGCGATTAAAGGCGACGATTGTACTAATAAGCCTGTTCCTGCTGCCGCTGCTGACCTCCTGCGGAAACACGCAAATCAAATACGTTCAGGTGCCACCGGTACCGATACCAGCAAGCTTACTTTCTGACTGCATCCCTCCAGAGATACCCGAGATATTAACTTGGGGTAATAGCCTATTACTGAATGACACCTTACTTACGGTGATAGAGCAGTGCAACGCAGACAAGGAGAGCATTAGGCAAATCGAACAATCACGCATTGAGAGCAAGTAATGGCTTGGTATCCAGCGTGGCATATCAATTGGCAGAGATTCAGATACTGGTGTGAGCAGATAGGGTTTGAATCAGCTTATTCCAAACTAAAGAAAGAATTCCCCCCGACAAGGAATAGATAGCTTCTCTCGATGGAGGTTAAATAGCATGCCAGAAAATATTAGCCAACAGTCGCACGGCGAGAGAAAAGCATCGATAGATTGCTGGTCTTGCAAATCTGAGGTGGAAATTAAAACCTTAGAGTACAATGATGGCCTATGCCCTTTCTGTAATTGTGAAATAGATTTAGAGGATGACAATGACTGACACATGGCAGGACATGAAATCAGCGCCAAGAGATGGCACTTCAATCATAATTACATCCGCCAAGCCTGGGGAAAAGCTAACCGCATCAAATACGTATATAGCGGCCTTCTGGGAGGGTGAAGAGAGTCTTTTTTCCAGTGAAGTGGGCGGGGCTTGGATTTGCTATATGGATATGGTTAAAGAGCCAGAGGCTCCAATTGATCCCGTACGCTGGAAGTCACTACCTGATAGTTAAGAGCATTTAATAAAAAATTATAAAATGAAGGTCGCTTAGGCGGCCTTTTTTATTGACTGAAAAACAGATTGTGCAGCCCTAAAGAGGTGATCCACATCTTGCTGACGGGTAAGCCGTAAGTGGTGTAGCAACTCTGTGAAGACGTGGCAAAGCTGCGAACAAATAACATGAAGGCTCAGTTTAACGACTGGGCCTTTTTTGTGTCCGCAATACCCCGCGCACCGAAAGCGCAATAACCCACCGAAGAACCTGTTTAGGAATGAAGCCTGTGGATCCCAGCATGACTGGCGAGTCTCTTCGGGCTGCTATCCATTTCGGCAGGCTTCATCTCTAAAAAGGTAATCGCTATGACATACCCAACCGTGATCGTGAACGGCGTTTCTGTTCGTGTGGACAGTGAAGGCCGATACAACCTGAATGATCTGCACGCAGCCGCTGTATTGAAAGGCGAGGCTACTAATAATCAAAGGCCGAGCCAGTTCATGCGAAGCAAGCAGGTGCGTAAGTTTGTGCAAACATTAAGCGCAGTGCAAAAATGCACGGCGGTAGATTCAGTGAATGGCGGCCCAAACCATGGTGTCTGGGGGATGGAGTTAGTTGCCATACGATACGCAGCCTGGTTAAGCCCTGAATTCGAAATCAGAGTGTATGAAACCTTCCGCGAAGCCGTGCTAAATGGCATCAGTAACATGACTCGACTAAATAGACTCGACCTCCTGATAGCTAATGAGGCGAAAGAGGTTAGCGATAGCGCCCGCAAAATGAATCGTTGGGGAATCGGCGGCCGAAAGAAAATGCTCAATGACACTCGTGAGAATATTATTGACCAGATGGACCCGGACATGGTGGCAATCATGGAGGATAAAGTCGCATGAGTGAACAAACGAATAAAATAATCAGTGACCTGTTATTAAAGGCGAGCAATGGCATTGATTCCGCTGTGGCGTTCAGTCAGGCGCAAATGCCTGATGTTATTGAACAACTAATGCGCTGGAAAATGACGTCTTATGGGTTAAGGGTATTTACATGCATTTTGCTCTTAGCTTTGATGTGTTTTTTCATTAGAAAGTCATGGCAGTGGCATGAGGGATGTGAAAAGGAAGCGGCAGGGTTCTTTGGGCTAATTTTGTCTGGAGCGATAACGCTGATTAGCCTGTTGGTTTTATTCGCTAACGTTGGTAATGCCATCCAGTTGTGGTTTGCTCCCAAGGTTTGGTTGATTGAGTACGCGGCTGACTTAATAGCCACAAAGTGAAATAGTCGATTGAGAGCCACTTTCACAACGGCTCTCAATCATTACAGACGACCATTAAATCAAAGAGGACGAATAATGGCTGTTGGAAAACTGACATATAAAGTAACGGTCAAGCCCCGTATGAAGTGGGTTCTCATCATCGCCGCTCTACTGAACTGGGATTGGCTAACTGACAAATGCCTTACTAGCGAGTTGGTTGTTGGGGATGCGGTCGATTTATAAAACTCTGCAAAAGGTGCTAACAAGTGCCTTTGACAGAATCTTATAGATGTTTGCAACCATGTCTGTCTCACCATTACCGAGCGGGAGACTTTACCAACCAGCAGGAAACTCTAAAAATGACCAAACCAGATTGGGAGGCCATCGAATCGGCGTACCGAGCTGGCTTGATGTCTCTGCGTGAAATTGCATCCCAGCACAGCATTAGTGAAGGGGCTATACGCAAGCGTGCAAAGCGTGATGATTGGTCGCGTGACCTATCTGCAAAGATAAAAGAACGTGCTGAGGATTTGGTACGCAAAGAAGAGGTACGCAAACAGGTACGCACTGAAACAACGCTAACCGAACGCGTACTCATTGAAGCTAGCGCCGAGGTCATTGCCAATGTTCGCATGGAGCATCGTGGTGATATCCGTCGGGCCAGAGAAATCACCAACGCTCTGTTTGATGAGCTTGGAGCTGAGTGTGCAGACATTGAGGCGCTTCGCAAATTAGGCGAGTTGATGCTCGATCCAGATGAGAATGGGCGTGACCGGCTGAATGAAGTCTATCAGTCGATAATTTCGCTACCTGAGCGAGTCAAAGCCGTTAAGGCACTCAGCGACGCCATGAAGAACCTTATTGGACTTGAGCGCCAAGCCTACGATATCGGCGACGACAAAGGCGACAACGTTGTTAGTAAACTCTCCGACCTGATGGATTCATTGTCTCAGGGGGCTTAATGAAACCTAAGCACCTCAAGCTGCTTGCAGATAAAGACTGGCGGCTGAATAACCTTTACTGGATCACCGACAAAGAAGGTAAGCCAATCCGCTTCAGGATGACGCCTGAACAGCGTGAATACTTCGAAGGTATCCACACTCGCAATATCATTCTTAAAGCTCGTCAGCTTGGCTTTACGACTGAGGTTTGCATTATTCAGTTGGATGCCGCGCTGTTCGAGTCAGCTAAATGTGCGCTGATAGCCCATACGCTGAATGACGCCAGGCGGTTGTTTCGCGAAAAGGTAAAATACGCCTACGACAAGTTGCCCGATGAAATCAAAGCAGCCAATCCGGCAAGCAATGATTCCGCTGGCGAGTTGGTATTTAACAAAGGCGGTTCACTCTACGTCAGCACCTCATTTCGTGGCGGTACGCTGCGTTACCTGCACGTTTCTGAATTCGGCAAGATATGCGCAAAGTATCCCGATAAGGCACGTGAGATTGTCACTGGTGCGTTTGAGGCGGTATCGACTGGATGCTTTGCCACTATAGAAAGCACTGCTGAAGGCCGCGCTGGTTACTTCTTTGATTACTGCCAGACTGCTGAGAAAGCTCAGTTGCAGGGCAAGAAATTATCCCCGCTGGATTGGAAGTTTTTCTTTTTCTCATGGTGGAAGAATCCGCAGTACGCAATCGACACAGTTGAGGCTTTACCTCAGCGCCTGGTTGATTACTTTGCTGAGATGGAAGTCAAACATAGCGTTCAACTGAACGAGCGCCAGAAAGCCTGGTACTACGCCAAAGAGAAGACGCTCGGCGACGATATGAAGCGGGAATATCCCACTATCCCAGCCGAAGCATTCCAGCAATCAGTCGAAGGCGCTTACTACGCCAAGCAATTCCGCTGGCTCTATACCAACAAGCGGATCTGCAAATTACCTGATAACTCGCATCTGCCGGTTCACACTTACTGGGATTTAGGCGTGGGGGATTCGACGGTAATTTGGTTTGTCCGTGAGGTTGGTAGCGAATATCACATCATTGACTACTACGAAAATAGCGGTGAAGGGCTTAGGCATTACATGAAGGTGCTGAAAGAGCGTGGTTATGAATACGGTGAACATTGGGCGCCGCATGATATCGATAACCGTGAGTTTTCTGGTGATGGCAAGACTCGCCGACAGTTGGCGTCGGAAGGATACGAGGTAGATGGTGAGACCTACAGTATCGAATTCAATGTTGTACCGAAGTTGAGCATTGATTCGGGCATTGAGTCTGCTCGCGAAATATTGCCACTTTGCGTTTTCGATGAAGAGAAATGTGCGGAAGGCATTACTCATCTGGAGGGCTACCGTAAAGAGTGGGATGAAAAGCGCGGCTGCTGGAAAGATAAGCCACTTCATGACCATACATCACATGCCGGTGACGGTTTCCGTTATTTTGCTGTGGCAACGAAAAACAAATTATCCATTCAAGGCATGTTAGTGCGTAAGCGCTGACGGAGGATGACGTGAGCAATAATATCGATATTAAAGCGTTATCCATGGCGGTAAACAGCCTGGCGATTGAACGCGCCCGAATGATGAACCTCAGTTTCGGTAAGTCAGGAAATACTAAGCGAACTCGGATATATCAGGAATTTGGATATCCAGAGAACCTGACTTTTGATGAGTATTACAACGCCTATGAGCGGAATGCAGTGGCTGGGGCAGCAATAAAGAGGATGGTTGAAGGCTGTTGGGAGGATTACCCCGAAGTGTTTGATGGTGAAAAATCGCAAGATTCCAAGGGGGAAACACCATGGGATAAAGCAACTAAGAAGCTACTCAAACGCTGCTGGAAGCAAATTAAAGATGCTGACCGGCGTAATCTTGTTGGGCGCTATTCGGCCCTGTTGATTCAGCTACGCGATAACGCTCAATGGTCTGATCCGATAGTGGCAACCACCATCGGATCACTCAAGGAGAAAGCACTCGTTAGGCTAATTCCCGTATGGGAGTCTCAGCTTGATGTTTCTGACTGGGATACTGACCCGCTTAGTGAGAATTACGGTCAGCCTAAAATGTACTCCTATACCGAATTACCGGTTGAAGGACAGCATAGCGGCGCGCCATCTCGACAAGTCAATATTCACCCTGATCGCGTTATCATCTTGGCTGAAGGTTCCGAGGATGGGACGCTAACCTCTGGAGTTCCACTACTAAGAGCTGGTTTCAATAAGCTACTTGATATCGAAAAGACATCTGGCGGGGCCGCTGAGGGCTTCCTGAAGAACGCCAGCCGGCAGCTAAATTACGAGTTCGATAAAGACACTAACTTTAAAACGCTCGCAGCCGCATTAGGCGTCCCGCCTGATAGCTTAGCTGATGGCTTAGATGAGCAGGTTAAGCGACTAAATAATAGCACTGATAGCGCTGCGTTCATGCAATCAGGTAAAGCTACGGTGTTATCGGTTACTCCGGGTGATCCTGAGCCAACGTGGCGTACCCTCGTTAATGAATTCTGCTCAACCCTACCGATGCCTTTCAAGGTATTAATGGGTATGCAAACAGGTGAACGAGCCTCGGCTGAGGATGCGAAAGACTGGGCCAAAACCCGCATGTCACGGCGTAATGGCTTCCTGTCTGACTTAATTGAAACTGTGCTTACTCGCTTCTGGACTATCGGCATTATTGATGAGCCACTAACTGGCGAGATTACAATTTCATGGTCTGACTTACTCGCACCCAGCAAGGCAGAGAAAATTGCTGATGCTGACAAGATGGCTGATGTAGCGGTTAAGACACAAAACGCATTTGGGCGTTCAGCTATTAAAGAGAACGAAATCCGGGCCGCCGCTGAGTTACCAACTTTGCCAGAGTACGAGATAGAGCTACCACCGCTACCAATAGGAGACCCGCTGACCGATGATAAACAAACGTCCGGGCCTGCCGGTGATACCACGAAACAAAGCGGACCCAACTCAAAGCAGCCGCCAGGTAAATAAGATGCGCAGTGATATCGCCCAGCGGTATTACGACATCAAAGTAGCTCTCAGACAGCAATTCGATATTTATCTAACCGGTACCATTCAAACCAATAACTCTCAATCAAGCGCCATTATCTCCAATAACGAAGCAGATGAGCTGCCATCGCTTTATTACGTCAATGCCGGAGAGTTTATCTACGACATGGACGCAAGGCGATTGGCAGCGCTGCTGGAGATTGTGCAGACGATACTCGACGATTATCTGCTTGAGGGGAATAGTCAAAATATTTGGGCCATGTCATATGTCTCGTCTGAATTTGAACGCGGCACATTAAATGCCTACACAAATCTTGCGGCGCAGTCCCCCGTATATGCTGCGCAAACCACGTTATCGCAATTGCTGTTTAGCGCACCTTACCTTAATCAGATACAGATGGCCTACGTACCAGTGTATAGCGACTGGAAAGGGTTATCAGATACCACTCGCGCTGATTTAGCTAACGTTCTGGCTGACGCTATAGGCCGAGGAATTAACCCGCGAGAGACTGCCGGCATAATCAGCAAGCGTCTTGATGTATCGATGGGTAAAGCTGAGAACATTGCTCAGACTGAGCAAGTTGGCGCATTGCGTCAGGCTCAATGGGCGGAAACAGAGTGGGCTAAAGAGCGTCTTGGACTGAATACCATGTTGCTGCATCTGTCAGCACTTAAACCAACAACGCGAATGACTCATGCTTATTGGCATGGTCGATTACGTACTGTTGCCGATGTGCGGGAGTGGTACAGCATTGATGGTAATAAATACCGATGTTATTGCAACCAGATACCGGCAATTGTTGATGACAACGGCAAGCTTCTTAACCCCAACTTAATTGAGCGACTTGTTGTTGAGCGTAAGCAGTGGCAAGAAACGGAAGGCATTACGACATAGCACTACCACCGATTAAACCATAAAGAGGACTCAGCATGTCACGCATCTGCGTAAACGTGCTGTCGGTCATCAACTCCGCTTCAAACATCACTTCTGAAACCATTGATGGCGTTGAGCACATCGTTGTGAAGGACGTCTGTCCGGTTATCGACGATATCGTGCTCAACGGCGGACTGTACCCGGCAGACGAGATTTCCAAAGGCTACAAGAGCCTTGAAGGTAAGCCCATGCCATATGGGCACCCGAAAATTGAGGGCCAATACGTCAGCGCGAGCAATGTGCGGGCTGTGAACGAATATCACATCGGCGCTTTCGCTCGTAACGTTCGTAAAGACGGCGATCGCGTACTGATGGATATGTGCGTTAACCGCCGTTATGCCGAAGCTACGGATAAGGGTAAAGAAGTCGTTAATCGACTGGACGACATGAAAGCGGGGAAAGAGGTTGAGCCAGTCGGCGTATCAACCGGGCTAAATCTGAATCGTTCGGCAGGAAAGGGAGTATCGAAGGGTAAAAAATACAACTGGATTGCCCGTAACCATGCCTATGACCACTGCGCAATTCTATTGCATGAGACGCCAGCCGGAACGCCGCGGGAGGGGGTGGGGATTTTTGTTAATGCTGCCGGCGAAGAACTTCAGATTGAAACGGTGAGCCTGGCTGATTCTACCGATTGCACTCGCGAAGGCTGGTTTAACAAGGTTCTGTTTCATTTCAGTACTAACTCGCAACTGTCCCACAGTGAAATCTACGAAGCTATTAGCAATGTGCTGAATGCTGGCCGTGAATTCGATATTCGTCGCTGGATTGAGTCCATTTACCCCAATTATTTCATCTACGAAGATGGTCCCAAAAAGTTTAAACAATCCTACCTAATCGATGAGTCGCAGACAGCGCAACTCGTTGGCGAACCAACCGAAGTCATTAAAAAAGTCGAGTACGACGAAGTTAAAACCAACGGAGAATTAAATCCAATGAAAGACATGATTACCAATGCGCTGAAAGCTGCTGGAAAGCCGACTGAAAGCAAGACTGAGGCCGAGCTGCTGGATGCCTACAACCAACTGATGGCTAAGCCTGCTGACACCACTGTCAACACTGATGCCATTACTGCCGCAGTAAATGCAGCCGTAAAGCCCTTGAGCGACGAGCTTGCCGGGTTAAAAACTCAGTTAGCAGCCAATGCAGATAAAGAACTGGCGACCAAGCGAGCAGCAGTGAAGGCTAAATTCAAGCTTGAAGATGCCGCAGTTAATGCACTCGCAGGTGAGGCTTTGGATGGGTTGTTTGCTCAAACCCAAACAACTATTGGGCTAAATGGTGCGTTTAACCACGGTGACGCGCAGGACGATATGGCTGATTACATTCCGGGGAAGGTGGCGTAAATGGCTCGATATAACCGCATTAACATTGATGGCGCGGCAGAAACAGAAAACCGCCAAATGAAGGTTGCAGTGTTGCCGGGCAGCCTGGCTTTTATCGGTTCAGATGACAAGTTCGACAAGTTTGTCACTGCTGGCGCGGGTGAGGGTGTCCAGCTTTATGCTATCGGCGTTGATTATCTGCAAGGTAAGCGAGTGACCGAAACTGTAGCGATTGGTGATATTGGAGTGGGCAACTATTTCGAGACTGGCCGGTCGTTTGCAATGCTGGTGAAAGCCGCTGCCGCGTTGAATGTCGATACTCCTTTGGCTGTTGACGCGACTGGAGTTCTGCGTATTGGCGTAGTGGGTACTGATCACATCGTGGCTTACTCGAAAGAGAAGTTTACCGTTGGCGCTTCCGCTGAACTCGTCATCGTTCGCGCTGCTTAAGGAGATATGAATGTTAGTTTTTAACCACGCAGACGGGCATTTCAACAATGCCGCATACATGGCGCAGTACCGAGCGCTGCAAGAAGAACGCCGCATTGCTGCAAACGCGCAGGCCAACATTACTGAAGGTCTGATCCAAGGCGGCATGCAGAACAGCGAAGCTTACGTTAAAAATGCCGCGGGCATTCTGACGCGTGACTTCTGGCAGGAAGTGGATAACCAAATCATCCAGATCCGCGACAATGACCAGGGCCGCGAGTTCTTAACTGACCTGCAATCAATCGGAACGCCGATTAACCCTGGCAAAACTGCGAAACTGTACACTGTTGGTCAGGATATCTCTGATGAAGTAACCATCTCTATGGATGCCCAGCCGCCTGTGTACAAAGACCATATCGATTTTGACACTGATGGCGATCCGGTTCCTGCCTTTACTGCTGGTTTCGGTGTGAACTGGCGTCACTGGACTGGACTCAAGTCTGAAAACATCGATTTAGTTGTTGAGTCTCAGGCGCGCAAGATGGTGAAGGTATTCAGTCATATTGCCGACTATATGCTGGATGGCTCTTCACGTGCCAAGGCTGGCGGCTATGTTGGTCAGGGTATTCGTAACCACCGTAACACCAAGAAAATCGATTTAGGTGCTTCAGGTGCCAACATCAATCTGGTTACCGCAACTAATGACCAGATCATTGCGTTCTTTAATCAGGACTTCGCAAAAATTCTGGATGACAACTACATCGATGCTGTTGATGTGTTGTGGATTTCCCCAGAGATTCGCCGCCGTCTGGATGCGCCATTATCTCAATCTGGTAACTATAAAGAAGGCACTCTGCGTGAGGAAATTCTACGCTTCTCCCGCGTTAAAGCTTTCCGATCCACATTCAAAATGAAGGGTAACGAATTCTTCGGTTACGTGAAGAATCGCGAATACATCAGCCCGTTGGTTGGTGCACCGGTATCCACTGTTGCAGTGCCGCGTCTGATGCCAAACGCAAACTACGACTTCATGATCTGGGCATTGATGGGGATTCAAATCAAGGCCGATGTTAATGGTCGCGGTGGTGTGTTCTACGCAGCCAACCTGAGCTAAAGGAGAAGGAATGAAAAAGTACATTATTACCCGACCGTGGATTGACGGGCAAAAAGAGGGGGATGTGGTTGAACTACAAAAACTACATCCCTCTTTGGTTTCTCACGTTCGTTTATTCACTGATAATCGCGAATTTGAGGTTGCCACGCCATCTCCTGAAATTGACGAGTTGAAAGCGGCACTTGTTGCCACCGAAGCCGCGTTGAAAGCAAAGGACGATGAACTGGCTGAAGAAACCAGTCGGGCAAATGCCGCCGAAGCCGCGTTGAAAGCAGCAACTACAAAAGGGAAATAACAATGGCAGCCCAGATCACTCCCGCAGATGTTAAATCACTTCTGGCAGAACTGGGCTACGCCATCCCGGACACTGTACTGAATCTGATCATCTGCCAGGTTGATAAAATCGATACTTGCTTAGACGGGGCAGGCTATGACGATTGCGTTCAGCAACTAATTAAGCTGTATGCAATAGCGCTAATGGCTGCCTCGTCTGGTGCCAGGAAGATTAAGTCACAATCAGCGCCATCAGGTGCTTCACGGTCATTCGAATATGGCGAGGCAGGGCTAACGCAGCTTCGTGATTCGTTAATGGCTATGGATGTGTCTGGGTGCACTAGTGGGCTTCCAATTACTGTTGGTAATCCGGTCGGGCTATTTATGACGGTAAGGGGAAATTGATGGGAAAGGAAGAGCAAGAAGAAAAACCTGATTGTGAGAAATGCCCTGATTGCCCCAGTTGCCCAGATCAGTACGAGGATTACCTATCATGAGTAGTGCTGCAAACTGGAGCTACACGGCAACAGCAACGTTATGGAAGAAGAACGGGAAGCCAGATGATTATGGCAAGCAGGCTTGGTTTCCTCCCATTCATATTATGTGCGATTACGGCGGTGATGCTACCGCAAAGCTGGGTGGCCTTGGTTTAGAGTTCGTTATCAAAAACACGCACTGGACTGAGTACGCTGACGCCGAGCGGGGCGACTATATCCTGATTGGCGATTCGGTAGCGACTGACCCAACCAAGGTGGATGGCGCGGATGAGGTGAAGCATATCATTCGTTATGCCGACACATTCGAGCGCATTGCAGACGACTACGCAATTATTACGGGAGTCTGACATGGGCGCGAAGGTTAAAGGCATCAGAGCGGCAAAGGCCAATCTGGAAAGGCTGATAGGCGATATTCAAGGCCGGAAAGCTGTCAGGGCAATCACCAAGGCGTTAATCATTGGCGCGTCTCAGGCTGCACTCTATACCCCCATCGATACATCAACACTTATCAACTCTCAGTTTCGTGATATCAGCGTGAACGGCACCAGGCTGACGGGGCGTGTGGGGTACTCGGCAAATTACGCCATGTATGTTCACGACCCGAATGTTAAACAAACGTTCCGCAGGGAAACGGCTGAGAAAGAGTTTCTCACCAAAGGTTTCGCGGATGCTAAACAGTCCATTGAAAAGGCGATTATGGAGGAAATGAAGCTATGACTCCATCAATGCACCGGCGTGTTCGCGATTACTTTATCGAGTCTGGGTTAACTACTGCTTTTACTACTCAAATGCTCAAATGGCGTGACACTGGCAAGCTGACTGAACAATTCATTGTCTTCCGGCCCAACGGCGGCAGTTCAATTCGCAATGACCTTGGCAGTGAGTTTTATGTCTTGGTTGATGTGATTGGTGCAGTTAACGAGGATGAAGAGGCGGATAACGCAGCACAGGCAATAATCACGTACGTTCAGGCCAATCCAAATCCGAATGACTGCATTGGCTATATTGAAAACCTCGGCAGTATCCCATCACCCGTAACAACCACTGAAGGCCGCTTGGTCTACAGACTTCAATTCGCAATTAAATACGGCGACTAAGCCGAACTAACAGAGGTAAAAAATATGCAAGGTTGCCAAAATGATTACGGCAAGCTGGTTGGTCGCGTCGCCGTTTTACGGATGGCGTTTGGCTGTCCTGAAACAGTACCAGAAGTGGCAGATTGGCAGCGCATGGGCGCGCTAACTACCAAGGGTCTCGACTACTCGATGAATACCATTTCTTCCGACGCGGATGACGCAAAGGGGCTGGTAGAGAACCTGGTCACTAACATGGACTTGACCATTTCAGGCGAGGGTGAATGGCGCAAGCGAGCCAAGTCTACGGAAGTTGGCCCGGTAAAAATGTCGAAATACATTTTCGATGAAGTACAGGCTGGGCGTCAGCCGGGCTTATGGGTTCGCTTCGATTTTCTTGGTGTGGATGATGGTACTTACATAATGGGCTACTTTAATACCACATCATGGAGTTCAGACTTCGGTTCATCTGACTTCGCCACTTACTCCGGTGAATGGAAAGTTGCTGATGCCGATTCTGTCACTTTCGTTGATGGCTCGGCGATTCCAGTTGCCAGCGTAACTGTGGCTCCGGCAACTAGTACTGGCGCGGTCGCTGCAACAGTTCAGCTTACCGCGACCGTTCTACCTGCGGACGCTACTGATAAAACTGGTGTATGGACAACCTCTGACGCAACCAAAGCAACGGTTAGCTCAACAGGTTTGGTCACTCGCGTGGCAGTCGGCACAGCAACAATCACATTCACCACGAATGATGGCGCTAAAACCGGAACGAGTAATATAACCATTACCGCGTAATTATCACAAAGAGCATCTTATTGGTGCTCTTGATGATGGTTTCTTTGTCAAACGCAGATCCAAAATTAAAATTATTATTTTTTTGTCAAAGTGATGACGTATTGATGCTGTGAAAAATCGTTATCCCATTTGCCACTGTGTTTTTTTGCTATTACTAACATGACATGGCGTAGAATTTCTCCAAAAATCAGATGCAATTTTAGCCTATTCTTCGAACTTTCTGATTTAAGCGTTACAGTTTCTTGCTTGTTTCCATTTTCATCAAAAATAGTGATGTAACATTTATCGAGTTGTTTTTCGTTAGTTTTTGCTATGTGATTATTCATTTTAGCCGCAATGCTTTGTATTCTTGAGTCCGGTATTTCTTGTTTACTTACATTATGAGCAATGTCGTTTCTCAGTGAGTTTATGACCCCAATAGCCTCACATATATCACTGGGAAGTCCGAAGTTTTTTGCCATCTCTATTTTTGAACTGCATTCCATCCGCAAGCGCTTTGCATCATCTCCAAAAACGTTCGCATTACCAGAGCATGCACATATCCATGCCTCAACAAGTCGTTCGCAAAGCAAATGAATCCTAAGCGTGGTGCCGGTATCGTCATCAATTGTCGCTGCTTTTAACAATAATCCATTAAGATCAATGGACGTGTAGTAGTTCATGAATATTCTTGCGTCCATACAATTTCCTTGAGGTGAAGCATGATGGATTTAGAGAAAATGATGATTGTGTTTCTGAGGGACGATGGTGTTTCCTTACAAATGGGTAGTGATTCTGCCAGTTATTCACACGCCGGTAAAATCCAGTTATATGCTGGGTCGGGGGGAAAGACGTTTCCATCACATGTCATCATCAAAGACAAAAGAACCAAAACAGATTACCCTGAGATCAAAAAATAACCCATCCTGACAAATGATCAGTGGTCGACCATTTTGCGTTGCTCGATATTAGGTAGCGCGTCCATGCGCTGATTAATGATTAGAAGCGTGGGTTATCGATTCTCATCCTGTTTAATACTCGCCAGTTATCGTTTCGCCACATATCACATTGAATATGTGCAGTTTCTCTTTCTAGGATTCGTCTGGCATCATTCACGCTTCGCGGAAACTCATGCCCAGCAGAGAAAAACGAACCAGCAAGTCGGTGCTCTGCGGCTCTTAATATTGGGTATACATCGTACATATCACTAATCATTGATACTGCGTGTTTCCAAAGCCAGCACAGCTTGCAAAGCTCTTCATCAGTGAATTGAGCTTGTTTGACCGTAGCTGGATTAGTTTCGCGCCCAAGATATTCACCCTCGATAGCATTCAGATATTCGATAGCCTCACCGACCTGATGTGGCTGTAACTGGTGTATGTGTTCAATATCGAAACGAGAGTGAACCAGTTTCCAGATGTCGGGGTAAATTTTACCAAGACCGGTAGCTATCAGGCGCTCCGCCGTTTGACGAAGCGGTGTTAATTGGGTAGCAGTGGATTGGCGAGTTTTGGTCTTTTTGCTTACTTCACCTTTAGTCCAGTATTCATGCAGAACAGTAAAACATTCCTCTTGGTACTGGATCAGCTTGTCGCGAATGTCGGCACGTACTTTTTCAGGGTTGATGCTGAATAACCAACCGTTTAGCTTGCGGAGGGGGATGCAGAGCATCTTCTGCATGCCACCTTTTGAAGGGGTGGAGATATCTCTACACCCAAATTTATCTCTTTGATTTTTAAGTTTAGCCATCTGCCCAGACCAATCGATACCGATATTTTCTACAATTGGGCGCATTGCAACATAGGCTACACCAGCAACCATTGCTGTGACGATTGGCTGCCCATGGAACTGCACGGCGGTGGTGTTTACTGCTTCAATAATTGCTATACTGGTCATGTCTTTATTCCTTAGGCGGGATGGGACAAATCGAAGCCCTGACTATTGCAAGTAGTTAGGGCTTCACTGTTTCTGGCTATGTACTCTTGTAAGGCTTGAATAATTTCAGAATTCATTGACCTTCCGTGTGATGCCGCTAAATCCCTTATTGATTCTCGAATATTCTCTGACGTCCTTATATTGAACTGTGGCATGCCTCTTGCCCCTAACATATTCTACTCCTTTTGATGGTAGCACCGTTGTACGATTACGAAAGTAGCAGGACGGTGCTACCATGTCAATAAGAACATATGGAGGCAAAAGATGGCGAGAACTGAACCGCAAATTAACATACGTTTACCTCAAGACCTTAAAGAGGCCGTACAGGATATGGCGTCAGACAATAAAAGATCGGTTAATGCTGAGATAGTTTCCGTTTTACTAGAGGCCGTCAGGCGGCATAAGCACGGAGATACTCCATACTCATCAGGGACATTGCTTTGGAGTCAGCAATTCGCGTCTCAAAATGAAGTAATTGAAGAGATAGCCATGAGAGCCGCTAAAAACGCAGTAGATTTAGCAAATAAAAACAATGAGAAAAAGTGATTGTTCTATAAACGATTGCTATGATGTTTCTACATGTAAATTGTGGAGATAGGGATATGAAGAAGTTAGTTTTATCTTGTGCAATTATATTTTCCTTGGCGGGATGTGCTCCTTATCAATCAGGTCTTAGTTCGCCATCTGCATATGACCAGACAATGGCTGAAGCTAAGCGCAAAGATGCTGAGTTTGCAGATGCAGTTAAGAACATAAATCTGGATACTGCTGATGTAGGAGTTAAGCCAAGTAACTATAAAAAGCTTATTGAAGACGCGATAAGAAACGAATTAAAGGATCCGGATTCAGCTAAGTTTTCTGAATTCACCACTCCACGCAAAGAAGTTATGGTAAATAACAGAAAGTTTGTCTACGGGTACTCTAGTTGTGTTTTTGTTAATGCAAAAAACTCTTATGGAGGATATACCGGTAAGCAACTCTATTGGGTTTTCATGCGCAACAATGAAGTTTTGAGGGTTAAAAATACCAACGGTGATTTTGGAAATTTGATTTTTGTAGGAAGAAATATTAATTGCAGCTAGTTATATAAAACTCATTGCACCCCGCTAGTCGGGGTTTTTTATTACCTAAATTTCAGGATACCCCATGACACCGATGCTTGATATTGGCGAAATGCTCCTGTCTGACACCGTGAGTCAGCAAGATTATTTCTTCCGTCCATCATTAAAGAACATGACAAGAATCGGTGCAGCCACTGAGATTGTCGAAACATACGCAGTGTTGAACGGCTCTGAATTAAATCAGGTTTTGATTCCGGCAATAAATGCCAATCTGCCAGCAGCGTTAATGCCAAGCAAGGCCATTAAACAATGCTCAGATCATATTCTTGCTGCTGCTATAAGGGTTATCGAGGCTTGTTGTGATAAATCGGTATCGGCGCTTGTAGGTGAATTTAAGGGGTGGCGAAATTGCATTGTTTATCGCCCAGGAAAAGTATCAAAAGACGTTGTTATTACTATTGCCAGAGAATTAATTGAGCACGGCGTTATCGGTAAAGCAAAAATAAGAAAGCTGCAAAAAAATGAAGGTAAGAATGAATACAGCGCTGAATTTAACGCAATGGATTACATCAACTCTGCAAGAATTCATTTCAACATGCCCCGCGACGAAGCCGAACAGTTAACGATGACCGAGTTCCAGTTATTGCTCAAGGCTAAATACCCAGAAGATAAAGGATTCACCCGAGAAGAATACGATGAAATCATGGATGCAGATGATCGCCTCCAGGAACGTTTAATTGCTCAAGAAAAGGCGAGGTTAGCGAAAAATGGCTAGTGAACAGCAACTAGGGAATATTGTTTATCAGGTAGAGATGGAGGTCGGAAAGCTAATCGCGGCTCAAAATAAGGTTAATGAGCGGCTTGATCAGATGCAGGGGAAATTTGAAAAGACAGCATCCTCTACTGGAAAACTAGAAACCGGACTGAACAAGGTTGGGGCTGCCATAGCTGCATATTTTACGCTTGAGGCAGCAAAGAAGGTTATAGGTATTGCTGACGCATTCACAGTATTGCAAGCGAGGATAGCTAGGCTTTCGCCAGATATAGATACAGCAAAGCAGACATTTTCTGAATTAATTAATATCGCTCAGACGACTGGTGCATCGGTCGCTGATACAGCAAGATTATGGGAGTCACTCACTGCCTCACTAAAGGATATGGGGGCCACAAACCCACAAATTTTGCAGTTGACTGAAACATTACAAAAAATTGGTACAATTGGTGGGTCATCAGCAACAGAAATGAGCCTTGCATTACGCCAGTTTGGACAATCAATATCCGCAGGTATCGTGCGTGCGGAAGAGTTCAACTCTATTGTTGAGAATATGCCAGAACTAGCACGGCAGATTGCCAAAGGTATGGGGATCCCATTCAATGAGTTGCGGCAGCAAATGCTTGCAGGGAAAATAACTGCTGAAGATGCATTGCAGGCAATTCAAGCACAGGCATCAACCGTAAGCGCTGAATTCGATAAAATGCCAGTGTCTGTTGAGCGTGCAGCAAATGCCTTTGAAACTGAATTAAGCCGTGCAATTTATCAGTTAGATAAGACCATTGGCTTTACTCAGGCTCTATCAAAAGTTATCCAACAGACAACGAAAGATATTCAAAATCTGATGGGGAACACATCCCAGCAGGACAAGTTTAACGCTTACTTTGAGGAGCGAGTCAATCTACAAGAAACTCTACAAATAGGAATTAAAAAAGGAAAATTATCCCTCAGAGAGCAAGAAGGAATCCAAAAAAGGATTAATGCCCTTGGTCAAGAGATGAAATCAATTCAGGACAAGGTAAAAAATGACACTATTGCCAAGAATAAAGAAATTGAACTTAATAGAACAACAAAAATAAGCGAAGCAAACCAAAAAGTAACAGATGAATTGGATAAGCAAATAAAGCTTCAAGGCATGTCAGATCGACAAGCATTTGCTTACAAGGTCACATCTAAGCTCGATAAAGGTACAGACCCTAAAGAATTAGCCTCCACTGAGGCTAAGGCGCTCGCCTTGTATGATCAGCAGCAAGCGCAGAAAAGCGCAAATAAAGCCCTGCAAGAGTCGGAGAGCGCAGCAAAATCAGCAGCATCAGCAGATGCTCAAAGAAATAAGCAAATCGCAGAGCAAGTTAATGGACTTCGAGTTCTGGAACTTCAATATAAAGGACTGAATAAAGAGGCAGCCAGACTTGAAGCTGTTAATGCCCTAGGTTCTGATGCATCGCAAGGTCAAATTGACCAAGCGATAGCGAACTCAGATGCTAAATTTCAGATTGAACAGAGATATGCTGATAAAAAAGAGGCTCTTGAGTTTAATCTTGAAGAAAAAATAAGGCAGATTAGAGATAGTGGAATTGTTCAGCTTGAGCGTCAGCTTGCAGCAGGTGACATATCATTCGAACAGTCTCAACAGCGTAGATTACAAATAGTAGCTAATTACTCCAAGGCCATTGCCGAGGCATCAGCCGCTAGCTCGGTAACCCCACAACAGCAAAATGCCGCACTAGTTGATCCTGTACAGGCGCTGGCTAATGAAAATGCTCAAAAGTTAGCACTGATTCAGAAGTTTGAAGAGGACAAAACGTTAACTGAGCAGCAGGCGCTATCTCTCCGCAATGCAGCAAATACCCAGTACGAGCAAGCTCGACTAGCTGCTCAGTGGGATATCTGGAGAAACCAGAGCCAATCCAACCAATACCTGGCTAGCTCCATTGATGCTTTAGGCCAGCGCACAACCAATATGCTGACCGGGCTTCTTACCGGCACTCAGTCAGCAGAAGAGGCCATGAAGAACCTTGCTGCAACAATAATCCAAGAGGGTGTTAATGCATTAGTCCAAATGGGTATGCAGCAGGTCAAAAACATGATTATGGGGCAGGCGGCAGCTACTACTGCTCTTGCTGCAACAGCGGCACAGGCAACCGCAGCGGCGGCGGCATGGGCTCCAGCGGCAGTGAGTGCCTCTATCGCGACAATGGGTGGAGCTTCTACGGTCGGTACCACTGCTTATGGCACAGCGCTGGCAGCATCGAAAGGACTGGCTTTGGCTGGCGCTCGTAAGAACGGCGGTCCAGTAAATGCTGATTCCATGTACCAAGTCGGGGAGGGCGGGGAGCCAGAACTACTTAAAGCGTCCAACGGCAAGCAATACATGATCCCAGGCGATAATGGAAAGGTCATCAGCAATAAGGATATGCAGGGAGGGAGTGGTGGGGGCGGAACTGTTGTACAGCAAGAGGTTAATTTCCACATCACGACGACTAACGGCATTGATGACGCCACAATGCAGAAAATGGCTGCAATGATGAAGACAGTTAGCCTTAACACCATTAAAGACCAGCAGCGCCCTAACGGGCTTCTTCGCAAGTAGGAATACCCCATGCCAGAAACATTCACATGGAGCCCACAAAAAGGCTTCACGGCTTCCCGCGCGCCAAATGTCGCAGTCGTTAAACTTGGCGATGGTTACGAACAGCGGCAGGTCAAAGGCATTAATCCGCTGATGGATAGCTATTCCCTGACGTTTATGGGAACTGACGGGCAATGCAATAAACCGAATGTAGCAATGCAAGCAGAAGCATTCATTAAGGCGAAAATGGCGGTTGAATCGTTCTATTGGACACCATTAGATACCGGAGTCCGGGCGCTTTATGTTTGTCGTTCGTGGTCAATGAAAAAGACCGGTCCAGTATTTGAATTGTCATGCACGTTTGATCAGGTGCCACGTTAATTAAAGCCGAAAGGCAGGAGTGAGTTATGACGCAAGAAGAACGAATTGAAGCACTAGAACAGCAGGTATCAGAGATGAAAAAACAGCTCACCGAGATTAAGCAAGCTGTGACTCGTCACCAAGATTCAAATCAAGCGAATTTTAACGATATAAATGCGGCCATATCTCAGGCCGCGATAGATTCAAACGTGTTCACTATTTTTGAAAACGCTGAGGCTAACGATGGGGTAATTACCACTAAGAAATCAGATGGGACTATTTCTTTGCGGTTAACCCAAACTTGGTAAATTGTGCGAGCCTTGCAACAGCGTTATAGCAAGTTGCTTCTTTATTCATTTCCAAGACCTTATCCAGATTAATTAGTATTTTATCAGCCACATCAGGATCTGATTCGCTTATGGATACAGCTAATGCAACATAGCCAGCGTACAGGGCGCTAGCCATATCCACAGGAGTAAGATCAATTCGGCTAGTGTCTACGGATTCAAATTTGTAAGTCACTTTTATTTCCTTATCCCAGAGTAAATCAGCCATTCCTCCGATAGATAACACTCAAGCCGCGCATGGCTAGAGTGGGCTGACCTTACACAATAGAAGATCAGCCGGTAATCGCCATTGAGTTGATCAATAAACACGCCAATGCCCACGAAAGGTGGGCTTTTTTATGGGTGAAATATGAGAGACATACCAGCAGAACTCATTATCGCGAGCGTTGATGCTGGCGTTGGCGCAATGATTGACCTGTTCGAGGTTGATTTACAGTCATTCGGCGGTGATGTGATCCGCTTTCATTCCGGTACCAATGGTTATTACGGTGATGTTATCTGGAAAGGTCAGCAATACTCGGCCTATCCAATAGCGGTAGAAGGGTTTGAAGTTAAGTCAGAAGGGACTTACTCGCGGCCAACGATGAAGGTTGCCAACATCACCGGCTTAATCACTGGAATTAACAGCGATTTTGATGATGCATTGGGTGCAGTCGTTACTCGGCGGCAGGTTCTGGTTCAAAATCTCGATGCGGTTAATTTCCCCGGTGGCAATCCAGATGCGGATACCACGATGGAGGCTGTTTCACGCTATGTGATCGAGGAAATGGTTGAAGAAACTTTCGAGACAGTGACTTACAACCTTGCCACTCCAGTGGATTGCGATAACGCGATTATCCCAGCACGAACCATTCTGGCAGACGTTTGCCAGTGGATATATCGCGGTGATGGCTGTGGTTACTCTGGGCCGCCTGTTGCCGATGATAAAGACAACCCAACGACCGACCCATCAAAAGATAAGTGCTCAAAACACTCTTCAGGATGTCGATATCGCCACCCTAAACCAGAACCACTCCCAATAGGTTGCTTCCCCGGATCAGCTAAGGTGTCCTGATGCTTGAGAATGAATGCCTTGAGTTCGCCGCCTCGTCTGATGAAGAGGTTTGTGGCCTGATAGTAGGCAATGAGTCGCTAGTCAGATGTCGAAATATTCACCCAGACCCAAGGCGGCACTTTCGAATAAGTGATGATGACTGGTTAGAAACAGAAGCGGCGGGAGAAATCACCGCCGTTTTTCATTCTCACCCAGAGCAAAAGCTTGTGTTATCTGGTGCAGACCGATCCGGACAGTTGGCAACCGGCATCGATTGGTGGCTTGCTAGCGGCGGAAAGCTTCGGAAATTTAGACCTGTAGAGCATCTGCTAGGTCGGACATTCAAGCATGGTGTTATGGACTGCTACACACTTTTTCGTGACGCCTATCATTTGTGCGGCATCGACTTACCTGATTTTGAACGCACTAACGGGTGGTGGTTGCGGGGTGAAAACCTTTACCTAAAAAACATGGCAGCCAATGGTTTTCATGAAGTAAATATGCAAGACGTTCAACTGGGTGATGTGTTTATTCGGCGAGCTTTTCCAGAGTCAGACCCTTGCCACGCCATGATTTACCTTGGTGATAACACCATTCTTCATCATGAAAATACCGGTCGCCTAAGTCGTCGCGAACCTTTGCGGCCTGCTTATTTTCGCCTTACTCATTCAATCTGGAGACACGAACAATGCTCATCTTTAGATTTTCGGGGAGTCTTCGACGACATTTCCGCCAAATCACTTTAAAGGTTGATACCCCTTCGCAGGGGTTGCGCCTTCTTCTTGCCCAATGTCCTGAATTCAAACGTGACTTCTATAAATCAAAAATTCGAATGCGGGTTGATGGTAATGATGTTTCCAACGACACGCTTAATTTTCACATGGATCGGCACTTAAGGGACGGCGCGACAGTTTTGTTTGTGCCGGTTGTTGAGGGGGCAATAACTGCTGTGGCCGCAGCGTGGATCATGGTCGCCGTTACCGTGGCCTCAGTAGCCTATTCGCTCTATATGACCTCGAACATGAAAACCAAGACGTCGGCTGAGTCTGCACAAAGTGGCACGATAACGAATAACTCATTCACCAGCGCTGAGAACAAAGTTGGACAGGGGCGGCCTGTTCCATTGCTGTTGGGCGAAATGGTTGTTGGATCGAACGTGGGTTCGCTCGGCATTGATACCAGCAATAACAAAGATTGGAACATCTCTATTAGCTAAGGTGGCAATATGAGTTCAGGCGGCGGTGGCGGAAGTACACCAACACTCATTAATGACAATCTCACGTCAAAGCAATTTTATCGCGTTCTGGACATTATCTCTGAGGGGCCGATATACGGTCCGGTGGATCAAGAGCACCTATCCTCCTTCAGACTGAATAAAACGCCAATTACCAACAATACCGGTGTCGTCAGTGTTCCTGGTGTGAGTGTTGCTTGGCGACCTGGCTCAGCGACACAGCTACCGATCAACGGCTTTTCAGCTATTGAGTCCACTACCATTGTTAATACTGATGTGACGCAGGCTACTCCACTGGTGCGCACGGTTACTGACAATAACGTGACTCGCGTCCGGCTTAATGTGGGCGTTAAAGCGTTAGTAGAGCAGGATACGCAGGGAAACCAAAAAAACACCTCAGTAACGATGATTATTGAGACACGGATTGGTAATGGTGCCTTTACCCCTGCAAGAACGGTAACAATCACAGGTAAGATTTCTGGCGAATATCTTGAAGCTCATGTTATTGATGCCCCAGAGACTAAGCCATTTGATATCCGCGTGCGCCGCGTAACGCCAGATAGCACGAGTGACCTTCTAAATAATGGTACGGTGTGGAATAGCTACACTGAAATTATTGACGACAACCTTTCTTACCCATACACCGCTGTTTGTGGTGCTGTAATCGACCGAGATCAATACACCGATACGCCAAATCGTACTTTTCATTTAAGAGGCATAATTGTTGATGTCCCTGACAATTATGACCCCATAACTCGCACATATACTGGACTCTGGTTGGGTGGCTTCAAATCAGCATGGACCAATAACCCTGCGTGGATATTCCGCATGCTGGTTAAAAATACGCGCTACGGACTGGCTCGTCGTGCGGGATATATCGATGTTGATGACGGTAGCCTGTACGTGTTATCTCAATTCTGTGACCAAAAAGTAGAAGATGGATTCGGTGGTGAAGAGCCTCGATTTACCTTGAATGCTTATATTACTGAGCAGAAAAGTGCGCGCGAATTACTTGATGATATCGCTGGCATGTTTCGAGGGATAGCGCTGTGGGATGGTATGCGATTCAGCATCATGATAGACCGACCACAAGATCCGGTTGCCGCTGTAACGAATGCCAGTGTCGTTGATGGGCTATTCACCTATAGCGCAATGAAGCGATCTGAGCGTTACAACGCTGTTGTTGTGTCATGGACTGACCCCAATAACGGTTGGGAGCAAGTGAAGGAATATTACTCTGATGATGAGATGATCAGCAGTAGTGGTGCCTACAACGAAACAACGATAGAGGCTTTTGGTTGTACATCTCGTGGACAGGCCCGCCGCACCGCTAGATGGTTAGTCGAAAGCGCCAAGCTTGAAAAAGACAAAGTAACGTTTCGCATGGCACGTGATGCAATTGGGTTTATCCCTGGCGACATTGTTGAGTTAATGGATAACAACAGAACAGCGGCCCGACTCGGTGGACGAATAGTTAGTCATAGCGGGGTGGTGATCAATGTTGACGCTGATGTGTCGGCGTTGGCTGGAAATGGCGACACTATGTCTATCATGGGCGCTAACGCTAAATTCACTAAATATGAAATTGCCTCGGTTAATGGTTCTGCTATCACGCTGAAAGTTGCGCCAGCATGGGTTAGAGATGGCACTACGTTTGCAATTTCAACCAGTGAAGTATCTACGCGCTTGTTCCGTATTATGGGGATATCTGAAGATGAAAATAACTCTATCTACAGCATATCCGCAACGCTGCATAACCCCAACAAGCAAGCCATTGTTGATGAAGGGGCCGTATTCGATGTCCCTTCCGATACATTGAATGGTTATCGCGTCCCCAATATCGAGAACCTTCGGGTGATCAACACGAACAGTGAGACTGTTCAAGTCAGCGCTTCGTGGGAAACAGCCACAACAACGAGAAAGCTTGTGTTTGAGTTGTTGGTATATACCCTAGACGGAAAAGTTTTCGCGCAGTACGAAACAGATCAGTTCCGCTATGACTTCTTTGGCATTCCGGCTGGGATGTATTCTCTTGGAGTTCGTGGGCGCAATGATAACGGCATGAAAGGGGCTGAAACGCAGGTTAGTTTGCTTATCGGCGCTCCACCAATGCCGTCATCAGTTCGATGGACGCCGGGCATATTCTCTGCTGATGTCGTGCCAGTAATGAACATTACAGCGACAACAGACACCACATTTGAGTTTTGGTGGACAGGAGAAATACCAGCATCTAGCCTGGCAAACATTGAGAATGAAGCTCAATTTTTAGGGCGTTCAACTCAATGGACGCTTAACGGACTCAAGGCAGATACGACTTATTATGTTTACGTCAGAACTCGAAATGCGTTTGGTGTTTCTGAGTTTGTTGAGGTATCCGGCGTAGCATCCTCCGATATTCCCGGCATGATTGATTACATTGATGATGCAATCAGGGGATCAGAAGCATTTGAATCTATAACCACAAAAATAGATACAAACAGTGATGCAATAATTGAAAACGCAATAGCTAACGATGCTGATATTAGGAGATGGAGGGTTGATTCTGGGCGGGGTAAAGCGGAGATACTTGAAGTTAGAACAGTTATTGCAAATGACCAGGAATCATTTGCTGAGTACCGACAATTGGTCACCGCGCAATTTGATGAGCAAGAGGCAGCCATTCAAACAAAGGCAACAACAAAGTTTGACCATACTGGGCAAGGATCGGCTGTTTATAGCGTCAATGCAGGTGTTACTTATAACGGGCAGGATGTATCAGCTGGCATGTCAATTGCTGCTGAAGTGTCTGGCGGAGTGGCAAAGAGTTATATTCTTTTTAGCGCAGATACATTTGCAGTTTATAACACCAATAACGGGGGTTATGAGTTAGCGTTCGCCGCTACAGGATCACAAACATTCCTGAGGTCTGCGTTCATTCAAGATGGCTCTATAACCAATGCAAAAATAGGCGAATACATCCAATCATCTAATTACATTCCTGGGTCTATTGGGTGGTCAATTAATAAAAATGGTAATGCTGAATTTAATAATGCAACGTTCAGAGGAAATGTGACTATGGATAATACAACAAATGGGATTAGGACAGTTATTAATTATCTTGGTCAGAAAACATATCATGCTAATGGACAAATTGCCGTGCAAGTGGGTTATTTCTGATGGCAGAGCCGATTCTATACGTTTCCCCCAGTGATGGAGGAAAGGGTGTCTATATGACATCTGGAACACGGTTACTTAGATTTCTTGGAAACTACGACACATTGGGAACAGGCAACCCGCCATCCGTTGTTCTGAATGGTTATACGGGAGGGCAGTTATATTTAGTCCCGACATCTTTCGGGGGAGTAAATACCCCCGCAGGTGCCGCCTCGGCATATGCGTGGTATGTTACGGGTTACTCAATGTCGGGCAACCGTATAACCTTTACGACTTCAGATAGTAATTACGGATGGGCGACATTCTCAGCGTTTGAAATTCCGACATCCCCAGCGTTCGGGACATACGGGTTATTCCTGCAAAATTCGGCTAATTTCATGGCAATAACCGATGCTACGGCATTGGGTTTTTGCACATGGCGAGGGCAGGTCACTATATCGTCAGATTGGCAAGTACCAGCAGGGATACCAAACCGTAATAATGCTATCGTGTTTGCTAATTGGAACGATCCTAATGTGTCTTTACTATACGATAGTGCCAATAAAAATATTCATTGCTTTGCCATCAACTCGACAGGCTCGACGAGTAACGGCTCAGTGGTTGCTAATATTTGTGTTTTCACCACGGGATTTTTCCCCGCACCACCCAGCGCGGGCACGGCTGGGCTAGCTATTTTCAATACGTCAGGACAATGCACGTATTCATCTCGCTATGCGCCGCTAATTCTGGCAAACACGACACAGCTTAGTTCCACACCTAATACATGGGTAAATACTGGCATAACAAGACCCATGATACCTCTCCCTAGCCTTGGAGGACTACCAGCAGGATTAGAGCAAAGCGGAGGATTTATAGGGTGGTATCTAACCGCTATGAGGATGTCAGGGGCAAGTATAACGGCAGGACAAGGTGCTTATGTAAATAGCGTCCCCATGAGTGACAATAGATACGGTAATAGCCCGTTAGCTTTACCCGTTCTAGATACCGATACTTACTTTTAAATATAATAAGGAATAATCATATGTCTTGGTATAAGGCAGGTAAAGTCACATCCGTAGCCGGTACAAATGTTATTACCGGTACTGGTACGTTATGGAGTAATCCAATATTTGGTATCGCTCCCGGGCAAATGTTTTTCACCCCAGAATCAGGTCAGGTTGTTATATATGAGATACTTGCTGTAGATAGTGATACTCAAATTAGAATATCAAGTAACTCAGCCTCATCCATTACTAATTCAGATTATGCTATAGTAACAACCGTATCAAATTCTATGTCTGATTTGGCGCGTAGAACAGCCGTGCAATTGGCTTTATACCAAGGTTTGCTTGAGGACTGGCAATTAATAACAACAGGCACTGGCGATGTCACTATCATTGCGCCAGACGGTTCAACTGTGGTTATTCCGTCGCTTTCTAAAATATCGCAAGATTTAAGCAATAAAGTTAACCAGTCGCAATTATCAGGTATGGGTATTGGCTTGCCGACGCTAGTTGGCTTGACCGCCCTCGATTGGCAACAGCAAGATTTTCTAACGGGAGCCAATTATTTTGGTTCAAATAATATTTGGACCAATACGCCAGCAGGCATTATCTATAATGCAGGTACAGGGGTCAGTATAGCCGTCGATTATATATCCAGTAATTCAACTCGTATCGGATTAACATTGGTTCCAGATACGACGCTAGCTGCCAATTTCAAAGTTTATAAAGTTTTATCGGTGGGGGCAAAAGGATCTAGGGTATTTACTGTAAGGGAAGAGCTGACCTCGGCCAATCCGGTACCAATCACTGGGGGAGGGACAGGAGCCATTACTGCACCGCTGGCCCGAACTGCTTTGGGATTGGGTTCCGCTGCGGTAGCTGATGTAGTTGCAAATAGCGCAGATCAGACAGCAGGCCGCGCTATGACAACGGGTTCTAATGGCATCGGCGGCCCGTCAGTAAATATGACATCAGTGAATAATGCGTGGTTAAACCCGCTGGGAATGATGAGCCTTACGACAATGACTAACTGGGGCGGAACAACTCCTACAGACGTGTCAGGTAGTTTGCCAGCGCATTGGAATATTATCTCCCTTGGTGTTGGATCGGGCCAAGTTGCTGCCGGGTCCAGAAAAGCTGTAATCGCTATACAAAGTTTTAATGTCGGGTCTGGGGCTCCTCAGTGCTATGTCCGCACAATCCATGACACCGCATTAAGCCCCGCGGTTATGCTCTATCACACAAACAACACAACGGTAGACTCAAATGGTTTCCTGAAAAAAGCCTCGCCGGTGGTGAAGTTGTACGGTGATGGTGGATCTGAAACGAATGAAGAATCAGATGGCGCAACATCAGAACGCATCAGCGAAGGGGTCTATAAAATATCTGGAGTGTTGGGGTTTAACTCAGATGATGCATGGGGTGGA